CACCGCCACCCGCGAACGCATTGTAGGACCCGCGATAGACCACACGGACGGATGAGGTTGAAATGTAATACTTGTCGCAATAGTATGTTGACGAAGATCCGTTCACACTTCCGACTGAAACAACGTCCATGAATTTGCCGTGTGCCACGGCTGTCGTCCACTGGTCGCTGCTGGTTCGGCCTTTCACGAAACGTGTCGTTCCGTCCGGCATCCAAATGCGCCATTTCCCGCTGTTGCCGCTGTCGTTCGGCAAATCCACCCCATCCATCATGTCATACTTGTGGCCGAAAATGTCCTCATATCCAAGGCAACATATATTGTTTACCTGTATCACGGACGGTTCACCGTATTCATCATTTGTCTTGTACCAGGCGTATTGGTGGACAAGCCCGTCGATAAGCGAATTCGTCACTCCAGGATTAATTCCACTGGCCTCCTCGTAACCGATGGTATCGGTCATGCCATAAGGGGCAGTTCCTCCAGTAGTACGCATATTTGTGTGCTGTCCGGCACCGCACTGCTCCTGGCTGTCACGTCGGCCGTATTTCGCATAGAACAGGTTGGCGATGCGTGAATGCATCAGCGCGTCAATCTGCTGCATACCTCTTTGCTGGCTGTAGTAATGGAAATCTGACCATCCAAGACTTGCGGCGGTACTGCTGCCCGTGATACAAGCACGGAGCTTCGTGCCGACAATACTGCTGCCGACGACAGCACATAGGTGTTCATCGTTGGCAACCCATTCCGGTTCCATATCCTCTATCTTATCACTGTTGCTCAAAACCACACAGTCAAATTCAGCCGTGTTCAGGATTGAGAAATACAGGAAGGCGGCCCCTTCCGGCACATCGCAGACCAGATACATACCCGCCTCAAACTTGCTGCTCAAGGTGGGAACAATAATGGAACTTATAATGGTTCCGTCAGAACGGACGAACAGTGAGCCGACAAGGTTGGTGCCTGGTACACTTGGGAAACGGACACGCTTATGTCCGGAAACGTCTACCTTGCATACGGAATAGGTACTGTCGGTGCTGTAGGAGTTCTCCAGCGTATCCTTGCCTGTCATAATCTTACGGCCTGACTGCCACCCTCCGCTGCCTTTGATGTCATCAAGGGTCAGCACGTCCACGTCCGGACATTCCGGCATGTCTTCGGGATCATTGGAACTGTAACAGCTGTAATGTTTGCCGCCGAGATAGTCATTGATGCCCTTGCTCCAGAAGAACGGTTCGTACATCATCCAGTCGCCTTCGGTTCCGTCCAGCTTTGCCGGAGTTCCGTCCGCATACTTGTTGCTGTCCGCGTCATCCAGGGGATAATAGGTCATTTCGCCGTCAGTATTATTCACGGCGGTATCTGTGTTCGCGATGTTCACCTGACGGGAAGTCGGCATCTTTGTGACCTTGGCCAGGACACGGTGACGCTGGCCCAATATGGCTGTGATGTGACCGCTCGGAACATAAGAGTTTCCGTATTTATATCCGGTTTCGTTGTCGAGGTTGCTGATATTAGCATCGTCAGCCACGTCGTCATCGAACTCTATCATCGTATATTCCGGCTGTCTTATGTTCAGTTCATCAAAACGTTCTGTGTACTTGTTGAATGTATCGTCGTCCAGGTACTTTGTCAGGCGGTATGTTCCAACGAGCTTGCAGCGTGAGTTCGTGGTATTTCCGCTTGCATCGATACCGCCGAGACCAGCATCATACCACTGCTTGAGGTCGCTGCCGTCACCTTCAAGTTCTATGCCCGTAATACGGATATATTTCAATGCTCCTCGTAAAGCAAAAAGTTCCTTGAACGCGGACAAACCATTTATAAGAGCACAGTTCTCAATCCACAAGCCGGTAAGGTTGGCCTTGCCCTCAAAGGTGATGGAATTCCATTTCAGGTACTGCATAGAGCGCAGGATCAATGTCTGGAAATTGGCCGGGATACGCAGCTTGTTAAGAACGGCACCTTCAGCAAAGGTGATTGTCGCCAGTTTTGTGCATCCGGACGCGTTCACTTCTTCCAGACGGTTGCATCCAGACAGGTCAAGGCTCGGAAGGTTGGTGTAGTTGACCACCTCCAGCTTGCGCAGCATCGGTATCTTCGTACCAAGAACCAGCTCTGTCAGAGCGTATGTCTTTGCGCTGCTTCCCAGGATAAGCTCCTCAAGAACCGGAAGTGTCGGAAGGCTCATGTCGGTAAAGCCACCCCATGCGGACAGGTCCAGTTTCTTCATCCATTCACCTCCGTATAAATGGAAGATGGTTCCGATGTTGGCCGTCTGCCCATAAGTATAACTCCATTGCTGGTCCTTCTTAACGGCGTCATGTGTCATGGTGTCGCTTTCACGCCGGAACTCAAAATAGAAGTCACGTGCTGGAGTGGCCTTGACGGTCGCACCGGCCGCGCTGTTGCCCTTGAAAGTAATATCTGTGGCCGTATATTGTCCGGCACTATATCTCGCGTCAAAAAGCCCCATTCGGTTGCTAACCCACCAATGGCGGTGTGACTGTCGGCTTCCCTGCATGGCTTCCAAATATGAATATTTCACGTTGGTTACCGTGCCGTCCTGGTTGACTTCAACACCGATGGTCTTGGGCTCCACGTATTTATTCAGCGCATCAAGGTTATATATACGTTCACAGAATTTTGCGCTCTGTTCGTCATCGAACATGGCGAAAATGGTACTGTTGCTCATGCGCTCCCTGATTCGTTTATAGGCGGCCGCGAGTTCGTCAGGGAACTGTTCACGCAGGTTCTTCCAGAGAATGCTGTCATGTCCGGCATAGGCATACACGGTCTTGTCTTCCGTTGAAAGCTCCGGGTCGGTTGTGTTTTCGTCCACATCCCAGGAATACTTCAGACGGCCGTCATTACGCACACCCAAAATAGTGTCACAGTCATAGAATATCATATAGGCAAGAACCTTGTCCTTGTCCGGATCATACCAGAATCCCATCATCATATTTTTTACGCGCTGGTCGACACATCCCATGATATCCGTAAACATATAATAGTCGCACAGATAGTCCACATCGAACCAGTTCGCGAGCTCCGCCTTGAACTTTGCACCGTTGTTCTGTGTGCTCTTAACCCATTTTACAAGTGGCTCAAGATATTTTGGTTTCCGGGTTCCCGCCTCATATTCGGCGTTGATATCGTCATCGTCCGGGAATCGTGCCTCAAACACCTTCAGCCAGTTCGGGGTACCGTCGTCACCTTTCGTATCAAAGTCATCGTCCAGAAACATACCCATCGGGTAGTCGTTGTTCAGGAACTCCCAGCACTCGGTCGGATTGACACCGCCGAATTTATCATTCACCCATGCCTGGTCATGATATCCGGGTATGTCGCAAAAGCCGAATACAGCCTCTGTTGACTTGTCGTTGTTGAAATTGAACTTGCCAAGGAACTGTGGAGTTTCGTCCAGGGTACCGCGGTAGAACAGGTAACAGGGTTCGCCGTCGATGGTTGTTCGGACATCATATCCATATTCCTCTGAACAATGTGCCTGTGCCGGGGTAAGCTCTCCGGCGGCCGTCAGGATATTCTGAACCAGCTTGGCCATACCGGTATTATGCGAAGACGAGGATTCGGCAAAGTCAGCTTTCAGACAGAAGCAGTCAACCGGGGCTGCCGCCTTGCTGGACTGGCCTGCAGGACGGAAGGAGTATTTGGCCGTTTCCTGTAATGTTCCTCCCATGCCTTGCTCGTCACAGCCCAGATACAGGTCACCGGCCACCTTGGACGCATTCTTGAAATAAATGCGGTAGTTCTTTATCGGATAGGCAAGCGATGAGGTTCCCTGCAAACGGATACAGCCTCCGACACAACGGAAGTTAAATGCCTGGTTCCCCTTCACAACGCAAAGCATTTCGGTAACGTCATATTTCGGATCCTTGTCATTGTTGACCGCCGCCTGGAGTACTGTTGGCACACCGTTGTCCTCACGCCCGGTAACGATGATATATCTCATTCCATCCGGGACACTGTCCACGGTCACATTTCCATTCTCGTCGATGACATTGTTGCTCTCGTACATGGACATCATCATGTCGGAACTGTCCTGGTCTATCATATAGGTTTCCAGAACTTGTGAATCACTCAGGTAGGTATCGTATGCACGGAGGAGGTAGACATCTGTTGTCGCGCCGTCTGAGCCAAGTTCTATGTATGCCGGATTCGCCTGATATATACTGTCAGATGTGGCTCTCTGAACGGAGCCGGACATGATGCCGTTGATGTACAGGTACACCATCTCCGTATTCTGTTTTTCATATTCAGATGAACCATCTGTACTTTTCGGGAAACTCACAAATGCCACCTCATAAACCTCTCCAGAAGCCATTTTCATCGAAAGCGTACTGTTTCCCTTTGTGGTCATCCTTGCTTCCTGTGCGGTGATTACAAAACCGGTACCGGACGCATCCAGGCACTTGATGACTTCCGCGTCCTCATCGACGACCTCACTGACCTTGTATTTCACGATGAAGGCGACGGCGTTGGTGACATTCTGTTCCGGCTGTTCCAGCGGCCTGTGCCGGATGGTGGCCCTCGCCGTGTCTGTCAGACGCAGGGCCTCGCCAGTCCATCCATCACCGCCCCATTTGAATCCTTCGAACACAGTTTGAATGCCGTTATAACTCCATTCTTCACGGTTGACGTCGCTGTTGCTTCTTCCCTGTGCTGTCAGCTTGAGTGTCATGCCGTCTGTCGGCTCGCTGATGTTCAGGTCGCTCTTGGACGCAATGAGGCGGAAATTATAGGTTGTCACGCCGACCACTATACGGCATTGCTGTTCGCCGTATTCCGATGCCCGCAGCGTCAGGTTCTGTACCGTGAAAGGAACAGAAGCGGATGATGCCAGTGTGTCACCGACATAGACATCCGCCCTTGTCGGGGTCTCTCGCGGGTTGTAGGCTGCATACTGGAGCGTATAACTGTCGTACTGTTTAGCCTGGATATAAGGGGTTGTCCCTTTTTCTATGACCGTACCGTCTGCATAATCGAACCTTGCAGACACTACAGGGGTATTGTTCCCGGCTTCACGGATGCCTACGGCAAAAAGGATACTGTTTGACTTGATGATGCTGCCGTCCGTCAGCTCCAGTTCCACCACAAGCTGTACGGTGTGGGTTCCATGTGTCAGGTTGGTTGTCGCAATACTGAAACTGCCGTTGGCCGTGGAACTGGTGATGCTCCGGTCCTCTGTGTCGGTACCGTCAACGTAACAGCGCAGGGTCTTCGTTCCGGCACCGCTCAAGGCGTATGGGATAGACAGTGTCTGCCCGCATGTAACGGCAGTGGAAATGCTGAAGGAGCTGCTAAGGGTGAGCTGCACCACATTGATGCTCCAGGTCACCTGGGCAACTTGCATCTCCGCGCCTTCACCGACTTCCACACGTACACGTACCGTGTTGGTACCGACACCCATATATTTCGTGACATCTACCGTATTTGTACTTCCTGCAGATATGTTTCCGGTTAAAGTATTGGAGTTCGCTCCCTGTGTAACGGTAACTGTCACACGTGCCGGGTTTCCCGTACTTTCTCCGGTAGTTGTGTCTGTCTGGTCGTATGTGTAAGTCAGTTTCACTTCATCACCGGACTTCACCGTCTTGTTCGGGGTGACACGGGTCAGCACGACTTTTGTCGTGGCAACGGTTCCGCCGCCACCACCGGTGAACATGTCGCTGGTGCTGATAACCTCCCCGGCTTCATTAAGGAGGCTCAGGGAATAGGCTTTGTCCGCACCTTCGCCGATTTCATTCAACTGGAGGGCGGTTCCATAGGTAGAAGCCTTTTCGTTTATTTTTGAGGCCACCGCTTTACCGCTCACCGGATTGGTGGAGTTCTCGTTTACAGCCTGATCAACTTCAACCATAGGTATGTCAAGGCTTACCTCGCCCTGTTCATTGGGCGTAAGGTCTGAACTTGTGGTGCCTTTCGTCACACGTATTTTCTTGATTGCATCACCGCCGCCGTAACGGTTCCAGGCTGACGGGGTCAGGAAAGACGAAATGTCCGTGCCTTCAAAACGGTAGTCGAGCCACTTTCCGGCTGACGCTTCAAAGGTTATCACCATGCCGGGCTTGCTGTCATCATCGATATCGGCATCGGCAAGAGCGGCCACGGCGGTATCCTTTGTGTAATAGCCGGAGCCGAGAGGGTGTAGCTGTGTCACGTTGTAGAAACCGCTGCCGGAACCGCCACCGCTGGCCTTTACCAAATCACCGTCTTCCTCGCTCCAGACGTACAGCGTGTCACCACAGATATACGTTTTGTCTTTCAGAACTTCATTTCTTGACCATGTGAGAAACAGATCCGGAGATGGTACACCTTCAACATTCCAACTGTTGTAAAACTTTCCGGACAGCTGGTAAGCAAATTGTTTCTTGCTCTTTATATATACGATAATACCGCCTGCAGATATGCTTGATGCAAGCTGTATCTCACCGCTTTCAACGAAACCGGAGAATCTTGCTGTGGCACCCTCAAGAGCAGCCTTTGCAGTTTCTTCGTATGAGGCGGCTGCTTCCTGGGCTGCCGAAGCAGCAGCATTTGCCTTGCTTGCTGATTCGTTTGCAGTGGCTGCCGCTGAATTGGCCGCGTTCTTGGCATCTTCGGCGGTCTGGGCCGCTTTGTTAGCTGTCTGCGCAGCTTCTTCCGCTTTGGCCGCCGCATCGGTTGCGGGCTTCTGTAATAATGAAACAGGTACTGATACAAGTTCATTTCCCTTAACGGCAGGAAGTGAGTTGACACCGTTTAGCGATGTCATCTCTTCCAGTTCCTGCACGCCCTGGCTCTCCGCCTTGATTGCGTTGAGAACCTGCTGTATGTCTTCTTGTGATATTGCCATAATTATATGGTTTTATATTGGTTGAACATTTTTCTTGTCTTCAGGTATTCCATATCATTTTCATGGTCGTAAGCCTCGCGCTCAAAACTGATGGCGAGGTATGCGGCATTTGCATTTCGTAGTCGTACAAGATACCACACCCATTCGGCCAGGTACAGAATATAGAATCCGATATAAAGCAGCTCTTTCATCTGTGCCGTGTGGATGGCCTCATGGTTGTAGTCGGTATCGGACATGACACAGCCTTCACGCACAAAAAGCACTCCGAAAAGGTTTACGCACTTGAACCCTTTGAAAGGGATTACTTTGTTATATACTATGGTCATAATCTTCTTTCATTTGCTCCATTAATCCATCAATAAATGCCGGTGTGCAGTGGGAGTTTGCCGCTTCAATGATGAGAGCGACTTCCTGGTCATCATAGTTTTCCATGCCTTTGCTGCGATATATTTTCAGAGCAAGCGCATGAGCACGGATGCCGTTTGTCCGCGTATAAATTATATCGGCAAATGTCTCACGGGCATCTCCTATAACCCGCCGACCGTGGGATACTCCTTCATATATCCCGAAATGTTCAAAGTCAATACGTTTCATATATACATCCAGTCATTTAAGTTCATAATTAAAAATTGGAAAGAACCGTCGTTCCTTGTCGAGTCATCACTGACATCCACAGTAAAGGAGGTGGAGGATGTCGATTGAAGCGTCGCTTTCATGACACCGCTCCCGTATCCGGTAGCTAATACAAGGTAACCGCCAGCCTGCAATCCCCAGGAGGATGGTATATCCACCTTATAGGTTCCCGTATCAAGACGTGAGACGGAAAGACTTTCCCTATCAAATGATTTATAATTGATAGAGGCACCAGAAGCACTTCCTGTCACAATTCCCATCGCCAGTACCTTCAAACTACGTCCATAACGGGCTGTGGTCATCAAATCAATACGATTTAATACTATCCATCCATAGAAAGTATCTTTTGTTCCATATCCCATAAGTTCCACACATTCACGCGATAGGCTTATTGAACTTTTAGCTATTCCATCCTCGTAAAAATACTTCCCGGATGGGGCGGAATATTCGATGCTTCCCGATGTGTACTGGTTTTCCCAGCGATAGTTGGCCAGACACATACGGCGTCCTGACTGGGCGACATCCCATTCCAATGTACCAACTGTGATCCATCCACCCCCTTCTGCTATCGGTACCACATTATCATGGGTTGACTCCTCTGTTGTACCGCCGATTACGACTTTAATGCTGTCAGTTTCGCGAACAAACGGAGAGCGGATAGAACCGTTAATCACCACATTCTTGAATGTGCCCTTATTAGACTCCACACTGCCGTCTTCCAGTATCTTGAAATAGTTGTTGGCCGTCACAAGCCCTTCCAACGATATATTTTTTGCTGATATTTTAATGTCCGAGGCTGTTTGATTTATCATTGACACAATGTTTCCTTCGGCATCAAAAGCATATAATTTGTTGGCCATTGCGGTTGTTACAAGTCCTGCCTGGTTTTTCAACACTCCGTTCTCGTCAAAATATTGCGACATCAGTTCGTTATACTTTGCCGTTGTGACGATGCTTGATGTTTCTATGACATTGCCATCCTTGTCAAAGTTGGCAGCTGCTATTTTTACCAGCTTCTCAGACTGTTCGAACAGCGTTTTGTATTTGTATGCCAAGGCTTCTGCACGGTCGGTACTCAACACCAGCATGTACAGGTATATTTCACCCGTGAAGGACAATTTGAAGTCGCCTGTTCCATTCCATAATCCGGAGTGATTGAATATCTGGTATCCGTCCGTAACGTCAAGTTCGCCATCGTAGGAAAACTCGTTGAAATTCTCGAAACCGGATTTATCCAGTCCTTCGAACTTGATGATCATCCGTCCGGCTTTTGCTACGCGATAGAAGAAACTCAAATATACGGCTTCCGGTTTTTTCTGTCCCTCATCATTTATATCGTTGTAGTCGGGAATAAAGCGGAAGTTCTCATGCTTCTGGAGGATATATTTGTTCCGGATAAATACAGTAGTACGTCCGTCATCGGTCTTGACGGTGGCGTAATTGGTCTTATCGGACAAAGGTGCTCCGTTCGCCCAGATCCACTTGCTGCCCAGCAGGAAGAAGGTCGCCTCGTTCTCGGTATCCCATTTGTTCATTCCATTTCCGAATGACGCGTTGTCCAGGTAACTCTTATCTTCCGTGAAGTCTTTTCGCAAACCTTCTACGGTAGCTTCTATTTTTCCTTCAGTTATTTCAAAACGAGTCAGGATGTCCTCGCCGGTAGTCAGAACGAACGTCCCCATCAGGTACACATTATCACCATACAACCCGTTACCGTGCGGCTGATTATCTGCAGGGAACCGGCTGTCGCTGATTCCGTCCAGATTACCAAGGCGAACGCGCAGACAGGCGTTGAAGTTCTTGGCACACACACCGTCCAGTACGTCCACACGCGGCTGTCCGTCCTCGGTGGCCGCAATGGAGATGAGGTTCTGACGAAGCCGGTTCTGCGTGTTACCCATCAATACACATTCGTCGCCTTCTTTCGGCTCCACACCGCCGAACTCGTTCACGGGTACAGTGATACCATTCCCGTCCGAGGCAGAGACCTCTACCCAATAACCGCGTAAGGACGTGCCGGTGAACTCCGCGCAGCGCATCAGGTCGTGCGCTACGAATTCATTGTCCTGCTCGAATGTGATTTTATAGTTGTCGCCGTCCTTCGTGACAGTCTTTATTTTGCCGCTGGCCGCACTGACTACGAACTGTCCGCCAATACTGCGCACCTTCTGGATGAGCAGCTCCAGGGCTACCAGAGTCTGTCGGATGGTCACCTTGTCGATGGTCAGGTTGCTTAGCCCCGTCAGTGCGTCCATCCACAGCTGCCAGCCTTCTCCGGTCATGCCGTCCACGAATTTCAATGAGCGCAGCAATTCACGGATGACTGCGGTCAGCCATTCGGCATTACCGTCACCGTCCACCGTTGCACCGCTTTCTCCGGCTTCATACTTGCCGAAGTCGGCCCCCTTCAGGAAACGTATCTTTTCTTGTGCGGTATCCTCGCGTAGCCTGCTCAATGCTTCCTTCAATGTCCTGCGTGCCGAGAACACATTGTTGTCGGTCGGGTAAGTGTTATCCCAGCTGCGTATCAGGTCTGGGAAGCTCCCGGACGTGGCAGTCTTGACATAATTCTTCGCATCGGTGATGCTGTCGCTTATGGCTTCCATTGTTCCGGTGCTTGTCGCATCACTTATCTCGATATCCATCTGCGAAGGCAGGTTCACTTTTCGTGTGACTTTTGTAATGCGGCTGTTTCGGAAACCCGTTTCCGGAAAGTATTTGGTACTTTCCAGACGGACACGACGACCGATGTACAGGTCTATTCCGTGTTCCTCGATATAGACATGGTCCGTAGGTGATTTGTAGCAGCTTACATCAATGGCGTGTTCCTCATTATATTTGTCAACTGCCTGCTTGAACTCCTGCTCCGCCAGTGGATAATACTCATCCGGCATGCGTATATTCCAAAGGATATATTTGTCTCCGACTTTAGGTATCAGGGTGTCATTCGGAAGCTGGGTGTCATCATCATACGGCCAGATGGTTATGATTTCAAATTCGCGCGTATCACTATTGAAGTTAACCTCAAAATAATATGTGCCGTTTTCTTCATCACCAAGACCGGCCAGTTCACTGCCTTCCTGGAATGACACACGTTTTACTTTACCGCCGATTTCATAATCGTTCGGATCGAATCCCATGCTGTCATCACGGAAATAATATATTTTGAATGGGTTACCGTCCTCGCCTGTAACCTGTTCACTTCTCACACCGGTTACAGTACCAATGCGCTTCGGATAAATATCTGCGAAAGCGTCAGCCTCGTAATGATGCCATATACCATATTTTTCAACATTGACATCAATATGCTTTTCACCGTTCGGAAGTTGGAGGCGTGAATGTCCGTATCGCTCCGGATCTATATTCCGGCTGCTTCCTATCGGATATAAACGGGTGTAAAACTTTACATTGTCCGCCATGTCACATTCCAGGGAAGTCAGCCCCTTGCCGTAAGCCAGTGTCACTTCCTCCCCATGCTCACACCGGCACACATTGACGGTCTGCCCCTCACACCACCATTCAGCACGGTTTCCGGCTTTCTCTGCCACCTCTTTCAGTGCCTCGTCACAGTATTTACCTTCGTAGTCGATAACGATGTTTTCCGTGCCTTCCACCGTTCCGACTTTCCAGTCGGTGGTATTGTTCATCCCGTTGTTGATGCTCTTCACAATCAGGGCGACATGTTCTCTTGGTGGGGCGGTCAAAGTAAAAACCGGCTCATCGTCCCCGTCTGTATCATTCAATACGAGAAAACGTTTCAGAAGGCTTTCGATTCCGTACAGCTTTACATCATACTTCCACTCAACGGTGGACAGCTGCTCCGGCTTGTATTGCTCCATGAGCCAGTAACGTTCGCCCTGGAATTCTGTGTAGTCATTCACCTCAAGCGCGATGTGCTCGTACAAGGTAAAGGACAGGGTGAGAATATTGTCGCCCTGTATCTCCTTGACCTGTGTACTGTTGTCATCTGTTGCTATCTGTGCCTTTGCAATGCCGTCACTTCCGTATATTGTTATCATATTCTAATGCCGTTTTAATTTCGTTATAATTGTGGCTGCGGTTCACGGAAAGTCACGTAGAACCTGCTGGCCTGCTTCCCTTCCTTCCAAAGGTATGTCAGGGGTTCGTAGTCGCTCGATTCTTTGTAGAATACATGCAATGTCATATCAAGGTCTGGAAAAAAAATATCCAGCCATCCGTCATCCCCTTGTTTCAGAAAAGCAACAAAGCCTCTGTACTGTTCGAGCCATTTGTTACGAGTATCGGCGTAAAGGGCGAAGTAAAGTTTCACGTCACGAGCCTGGTTTTTCACGTCCAGAACGGATGAGTATTTTTCCCCATTCTCTTCGCGAATATCTACCGCCACATGGGTTTTTGTTTTTGAAGGGGCCATGATTGCCTTCAGGTTATTCCTATCGCCCCGTTTCTTTTCAACGAGAAAAACACCATATTCCTTCCAGACGTCCACCTCGTTGATAAATATCTTACCTCCTAATACCGCATCCATATCATTTTACTTTTATACCGTCACGTTCCATTTTCTTTATATAGTTATTGATCTCTGCAAGGTGCTTTGCACTGGTACCGGTGTTCTCCTCAATCTTCTGCAGATGATCGATGGCAACACCCATCTGTTCGCTTACATCTTCCATCCTCTCATCAATACTTGCCCAGTGCATCTGCCCGGAAACAAAAAGTCCTTCCAGTTTGCTCCCTTGATCCTGGCTCATTGCATCAAAACTGCCGGACTTACCGCTTTGTGACGTGCCTCCGGAATCAAAATCAATACCGGCGGCATCCGCCATTGCGTCCAAACGCTCTCCGGCTTCCTGCATGGCTTGTTCAAAACGTTCACGCCAGTCTGACAGGTAGTCCTTGTCTGCGGTACCGTCAATAAATGCTTCTGACAGTTCGTTATACAAAGGTTGCAGCACCTTGGAAAGGTCCTGATACATGAAGGCATTTAATACTGCTTCTGCCAATGTATCCTCTGTAAATTCTCCCAACTTGCTGATGTCACTTCTCATTTCCTTTAGTGCATCTTTTGCACTTGAAAGGAAGCTGTCGAATGAAACACCCATTACCATTTCCCGCATTGTAGAGTAGCATTCCTCAATGTTCTGGACCAGTTCCTCAACCGTTTTTCCGCTATCCACCCATGCCTCGTAATAGTCACGGGCGGCATCGCTCAGTTTGTTTTGGTTGTAGTACAGTTCTATCTGCTCCGCACTCATACCGCGGAGGCTATGAGTAACAGAACCTCCATTTAAGGAGTTACCCCATTCCCAATGTGCATCACTTCCCTGGAGCTTGTTCCAAAGATCATCATAAACCGCCTGTTCCGCCTTGAGGTCCTGTTTTAATTGTGAAAGTTGCTCAGACTGCGCCTCCCAGACTGATATGCTGGACGGTTTGGCATAGCCTTTCTCCACCAGCCAGTTCAGCAGTTCCACGTCCTTGATAATATCACTTATCAGACTTTGGTTGGCTGCGTATTCCTCGTTACGTTCCCGGATGGCGCGGTTTGTTTCAATTTCGGCAATATACCATTCGCGCTTCATCTCTTCCATCTTTTCCTTCCAGCTCGTGAACATGGAAATAATAGACCCAAGTCCGCTTAACGTATTGGTGATACCACCGACAATGTCTCCGGAAAAAATCTGTCCTATACCGGTTCCCATATCCATAGCCCCATCAACAAAGGTCATCATCTCGTCGATGGACTGTGCGAAACGGTCACCGAATACGGCACCGAGGGAATCTCCCCAGCCACGGATTGTAGAAGTGAGTTCCTTTCCTTTGACATTAAAGTCTTTCAAAGCTCCGGATATGTCACCGTCTTTTTTGATGGCTTTAAGCAGGTCATCATAAGAGGTCTTGAATGCCTTGAACGGATTGCCTTTCTCCAGTTCCTTCTGTATTTCCTTCACACGCTTCTGCATCCGCTCGAATTCGGCTACGGTAACCGTCACCTGCTTCTTAACGAAATTTCCGTTCTCATCCTTTGCCGGTACCGAAAGTGAAACACCGCCGGAACCGACCTTTGCACCGGATAGCACATCCTTTGCCTGGGCATAGAAATCTGACAATGCTTTATACCCTTTTTCGGAAACGTCACCGAATAGTTTGCTGTAAAAATCGGACGCTCTCAGTATGTCTTCTTCCAATGAAGCTATTTCCTCTTTGTACTTCTCTGTTCTGGCAGAAATGGAGGATTCCACGTCAGATGTATCAGCCCCGGATTCCTTTAGCCGTGAGAGTTCCAGGTTGTAAGCGGCCATATCCTCATTATACTTGCTGTCAATATCACGGCGACGCTGGTCGTAGGATTGATATTCCTGCAAAAGAGCTTCCAGTTTTTTCTTTCCTTTGGCGACCTCGTTTCCTTCAACGTCACGCACGCCGTTTTCCATACGGCCATGTGCCTCGGCATAAGACTGCACAAACCCCTGGCTTTGTTCTTTTGTCAGTGTGCCTCCCTGTGCCGCACGAAGGCGGGCTTCCTGTTCATTGATTTCGGCAATTTCCTTCTCGTAATTCAGGCGTATCTGGCGAATCCGTTTATCGCTTCCTTCCTTCATCTTGTCGATGGCCGCCTGTTCATCCTTCCATTGCTGTTCGCGCAATTCTTTCGTTTTACCGACATAAGACACAATACGGAGGACATCACTTTGCATGGCGTCAAATTCGGCCTGATATGCCTCTTTCTCCGCTTTCTGACGGGAGGATAGATTCTGGCTTCTGGCATCATCCAATGCAAGCCTCTGTTCGTCGGTAAGACCGTCCGTGCCGGTGGTAAGACCGGCTTTCTGATTTTCGCGTTTCCATTTAGCCTCAAGTTTGGCTATCTCATCATTTTTGGCCTGGTATTCATTATCCAGCTGACGCAGTTTTTTTTGCAGACCTTCTTCCATCGCCTCAATCTCCGCCGCATCATTTTTCCGTTGCAGTTCCACCAGTTCCTGGCCGAGCTGTTCCGCCGACTTCTTTTCACGTTCAGCTTCTCTGTCCGCCTTTTCTTTCGCCTTGTTTTTCTTTTCGGCATCCTTGTTGTCTTCCGGTTTTGTCCGGTCATATTCCTTTTTGGCAAGGTCAAGCGCATCCTTGAGCTCCTTGGCTTTCTTTTCGTATTCCTCCTGTGTCAGACTATTGGATGTCTCCGAAAGGAAATCATTGTAGGCTTTCAATGCCTCTTCATATTCTTTTCTGGCCGTTTCTGCCCAGTCCGCACTGGAGTCTTTTTTCAAGTTACGCTTATTTTGCTCCGATCGTAATTTGTTCAGCTGGTATTGCAGTTCGTCACGGCTGTAAGTTCCTGTAAGACGTCCGTCGCCGTATGTTATTTTTCCGTACTTCTTTTCCTGTACGGACATCAGGGCAAGAAGGTTCTCACGCTGTTTTATCTGTTGTGTGAGTGTTTCATTACTTACCCCCGTCAAGTTCTCGAAATACGCATTCACGCTTTCTTTTCGTGCCTGTGCTGATAGTGCCTTACGTTTATTCTGAAGGTTTTTCAGTTCTGATTCCTCTGAAGAAGACAGCCCTCCAACTTTGCGCATTCTTGTTCCGGACCCATTAGCATCTTCCCACCGTTCTGTGGCTTTTTTCGCCTCAAGCTCTTTAATTCGAGCATTGACCTGGTTCAGTTCGTTTTCTGTTTTTGTGATTGAGGAACCGGCTTCCAGTGCGGCGATTTCTTCTTTGATACGCTTGATGTTTTTCAGCTTTTCGTATTCTGTATCGTATTTGGCGAATATATCCGGGTATTTCTGCTCCAGCCTGTTCAATGCCTCGCGTCTGGTATCGGTGGCAAGGCTCTCATCACCGGCAACACTGCATAATTCTTCCATCTTACGACGGTGTTCTTCCTCGGCCTCTATCGTTTTCTGCTTTGCTGCCTGGTAGTCTTCCTCTGCTTCCCTCAAACGCTCTTCCTCGTTCTTCATCGATATCGTTGCCGCTACGACTCCGGCAATTAATGTGGCTACCAGGACATAAGGATTGGCAAGCATAGTGGCATTAAGCATCTTTTGTGCCTTTTCCACAAGCACCAACCATCCGTAGTGTATTGTCTCGGCAGTTGTCAATGCTCCAACACCGGCAGTCTGCAGGGCTTGCATGGCGGTAACAGCCATGACTGCAGTTTTATATACTCCGTAAGTTGCAACAAGTCCGACCAGAACACGTCCGACCTGCTCATAATGTTCAATCAGATAGGAAACGCCACTCAACGAACTGTTTATAATGCCTTCAGAACGATTCCCTATTTCATTGAACATGGTGGATATGCTGTCTTCAATGTTGGATATCTGTCCGGTAATGGTCTTGCTCTGTTCTTCCATGAGGTTATAGAACATGCCGCCCTCATTGGTAAGGTTCTGCAGTGCTTTCTGGACTTCCGGGAATCCGACTTTTCCAGCTTCAACCATTTCACGTACCTTGCTTTCTGCTACCCCTAAAACATTGGCCAGTTCTCGACCCAAAGGAATACCTCTACCGACAAACTGGTTGTAGTCCTGGGTGTACAATCGACCTTGTGTCATTGTTGTGCCGTAAAGATAAACCAGATCATTTAAGGGCTGGTTTAGTCCGGCTGCGATATTGCCCAGACGGATGAGGTCGTCATTTACGTTTTCCACGTTCTCACCGTATGCGAGCAGCTGCCGGGCACCGTTGGCTATTCCCTGCAGGTCAAAAGGGGTTGTCGCGGCTGTACGAATAAGCTGATCCATCAGTTCGGAGGCTTTTTCCTCGCTTTCAAGCATTGTATTGAAAGACACCTCCAGCTGCTGGAACTCACCGCGAACCTTGATGATATTCTGAACAAGCTGCTGCACGGCAAAAGCACCCGCAATCTTGGATGCAGTATTTTTTACCGATTGGGCTTGTCGGTCAAGCCGCTCCATTTCCGATGTAGCACTGCTTGTCTTGACTTTCAGCTCATCTACTTTTCGACCGGCTTTGTCAAGTCCGCTTGTAAGCCGGTCTTTCATCAATATTTCTATTTCTACAGGTTTTACGCTCATTTTTTAAGGTTGCTTTGAAAGAATCCTACGATTTCATTAGCCTCGTCCTCGGCACTCTTCTCCTCTTTTTTCTTCCGTATGTACCGTGGGGCATCGGCCAGCATCATTATCAAGGTCTGGAAGTTTACTCCTTCCAGGATATACTTTACACTCCAGCCGGTAGCGTTTGCTATCTGCCAGACGAACCCGAAGGGGCTATGGGAGGGCTCATAGACCGTCTTTAACTCCCCTTTATCTTTTGGCTCAGTTTCAGCCTCAGTTTCATCGGATTCATCTTCTCGGCTGATCTGATAATACTCGTAAAATGGTCCGTCCCCAATAGCATGATAAAACTGTGCATCGCCGCCTCAAGGTATTCCTTTTCCATCCAGTTCCTGACCCACCATGCCGTGAAACCGACAAGGAAATGACGGCTCCACCATCCTCTGCATAATGTGTAGGCTATCATCCGGCTTATCCTTTTACCGTGCAAGGCGATAAAAGCCATTTCTTCTTCTTTGGTGAATTGCTTTATTTCTGCTGCAGTTACTCCCAAAGACAGATATACCTGTGCCAGACGCATCAAACCTCCCATACGTGGTCGGCGCATGGTAACACGGAGCTTAATCGGCTTTTTGATGAATGGAACGTGAATATCCTTTAAGGGGACGGACACGCCCCTGTCTAACAAGGCGGCCGCCCCCTCATGCTGAATAATACGCTCTGTATCTTTGTCCATACTAATCTTCTGCTGTGTCGTTGATTTCGTATGGTGCAGTATCCGGTTCTTCCGGCTTGTTCACCTTGAGCTGGCATTCCAGCTTAGACACTTCGGTCAGCGTCAGCTTGCCGCCCAGGTTGGCCATGATGGTGCCGTTGGGTATCTTCATCGTCTGGCCGCTCACGAACTGGATTTCCCACGGGCCGCGCAGCTCCACGAGGTCGGTCGGGGCCTTCCAGCCGGTGTAGCTGCCCGTGCTGCCCACCAGCGTGCCGCCAAGCACGGCCTGGATGTTCTCATAGTCCAGCTGGATGAGGTTGAACGTCGGCGCGATGGTCGCGTTCTTGTTGGCCAGTGTCAGCACCGGAGCGTCAGGTACCTGCTCGGCTTCCACGTCCGTACTCTCCGGCTTAGTGCCGCCCCAGTCCCAGCTGCCTTTCTCGATGTAGCCGATTTCCTTGCTGTTGAACTTTACCACGGCTATGCCGTATATGAATTTCTTAGTTGCCATTGTTCTTTCGTTTTAGAATGATGATTATTGTTGTTAGCACACTCAGCAGTATTCCGACCCCGAAACCGTAGAAGAATGTTTTAACGGGGTTCGAACGCTGTTTTATTTCCTCTTTGTACAGCCCGGTCATCTCCTCGTAGCGTTCCTTCCACACGGAGGATGTCCGCTCGTAGTATTCCACCAGGAGCTGCAGGCTGTCGCAGCTCGCGTACACGGTGATCACGTCCCTGTCGCGGCTTACCGACACGCTGGCCTGTCCGCTCTTCCCGCTGTATGAGGCCAGCGGAGGAAGCCTCAGAAGGCTGTCAGCCGGTATCTTCAGGCTCACCTCCGACTTCGGTACCGTTTCCGTCCGTATCAGGCGGACTTCGCTCCTCATGCTGTCCGCCCGGCCCGTCGCCGTTTCCGTCCGTGTCGTTTCCCGCGCTGTCTTTCGGGTGCTCGCGCACCCCGCGAAGCACAGGGCAATCGTCATGATGCTTGCAAGAATTGGCAGTGTCAATGGCCTTGCGAAGGCGTGCCATTTCGCGTTTCGTCGCCTGAAGGTCTTTCCTCGTCGCATTGAGTTCGTCTTTTAACGGTTCGACTATATTGTCCACAAGTATCCGGGTGGCGTGCTCAGCGTTGTCAATCCGCACGGTTTCGGCATCCGCCTTCGCCTTCTCGGCTTCCGCGTTGGCCTTGCGCACCGTCGCGCGGAGCGTCACAATGCCAACCACGGTCGCCAAAAGAGAGCCACCCAGTACGAAATTGAGAATTTCACTGAGTCCCATCTGATACTATGTTTTTATTGTTTGATTCCTATCGATTCCAGCCATGCAGGCACATCGAAACTCGGGCAGGCTTTCGCCGCCAGCTGGTTATGCCCTACAACCGGGATGGAGGGGAAACGCCGGCAGAAGTCTTTCACGTAGGCTTCCATCGCCTTCTTCTGCGCCGGGGTACGGGTGTCCTTGGGGGTCTTGCCGTCAGCGGCAACGCCGCCGACGTACACAACGTGCCGGGATGTGGAGTTGTACCCTTTTGCCCCGTTGGTAATCTCCCAAGGATCCACCTGTGCGTCCTCGTTGTTGTCCACCAGGCGTTCCACCTTTCCGTCCAGGTGTATCATGTCGGTATAGCCGACCTGTTTCCATCCACGACCGCCCTTGCTCACCGGGTCGGTGTGCCAGTGGCGGATGTCCGCCGCGCTCACTTCGCGGCCTTCTGGGGTGGCTGTACAATGCAATACCAAACGTTTCAATTGTGCCATGACTTACTCTCCTGCCGTTTGGGTTATCGTTATCTTGGCCGTTTTGCTGTTGTTGGACTGCAAGGCCAATGTCAGGGTTCCGCTTTTCTGTTCACCTTCATTGGCTTCTGCTGAAATGGTCACAGTATTGCCTTTCTTGCTTACGCTGAAGCCTTCAGGGGCTGCACCCACCGTATATGCGCCGCTTGCTGTCACCGTCACGTCCTTACTGCCACCCTCAGCCGGGATTGTCACGGTAGTCGGGTCTGCCGTGATGCTGCCGTCCGACGATGCCTGATAGCCGCTGCGGATTGCCACACCGGCATCCGCTTTCTTGAACATGCAGATGAAGTAGTGTCTGAAGTTGATCTTGTTGCGCTGGTATTCCGGGTCAGTCGATGCCTCGCTGTAATACATCTTGGTAGAGCCGGTGGCCTTGAACACACGCGGTACATAGAAGGCGAACGAACATTGGAATTCCCCGGCTTCGGCCAAGGCACCGACAGCTTTCTTCTTGCCGGCAACGGTATAGAGCGGGGTATTCCCGAACTCATAGATGTCGAAACCGTACAGGCGGCCTATCCTGCCATCCGTCTGGTTCAGGTTATACTGCTCCTTGAACTTCTGGTCTGCCATCAACAAGTCGTTTACATGGTCACTGCACAATACCAGGCGACGCTTGTCAGCCGGTACACGCAACTTGTCCAATGCAGCTTTCAGGCGCACGATGTCACCGGGCACAAGGCGCAGACGGCCCGTGTCGGCATCACGCTCGCCGGTCGTTACCAATACCGGAGTGGTGTCTGTATTTTCCGTAGGGCACAACGCATGGGCCGCCTTCGCAAACTTGGCGTCATTGATGGCGTTCGAGTGGCTCTCCTTCACACGGCTCATTTTATCGTAGCTGATGGCATACAGCTCATCGTCCGTAATGGGAGTCACCTTCGTCTGGAACTTGTCAAGTTCGATGGCGATATCCGCATCGTCCAGAGCCTGCAAGGGGATTGGGTAAGTCGTGTTGTTGATCAGCACTTCCGGGTCAACTCCCACCTCCACCAGGTGGATGATGTCGTTGTTCACCAGGGACGAGCTGTCGGGTATGCCGTCCAGCCACGTGCCTTCCAGCAGGCCGCGCAGGGCCTTCACCAGCTCGCCCGTCCATATTTCCTTATACACTCCGGCACGCAACACACCCTGGGGCATGATGTCGCCGAACAGGACGGCCACGGCATTCATGCCGGCCGCACCGGCCACCGGAGAAATACCGGCCGCCATTGCCAGCAAACCGCCTGTCATGCAGTTGAACAGGACAGCAGCCAGCACCATCATGATTTTCTTGTTCATTGTCATTGTCTTTATCAGGTTTCACATTCAGATTTCACACTCCATGCCGTACTCCGCCTTGTACAGGCGCTTGTATTCGTCCGGCTGTTTCTCGCGCATCTCCTCCAGCTTATCTGCCGGCACCTCGCTCAGTTTCTTGTAAGTGGCAGTAGTTACAGAAGGAGCGCCTCCCGAATGGCCGACGACTGCGCTCAGCTTCACCTGCGGCGACATGGCACCGAAAGTGCTTTCCAGGTCTTCCACTCCGATTTTCTTACCGAGCTCAATGAACTGCTGTTTCTTGTCCTCGCCGATACGCTTTTCCGCAATGGCCTTTTCCACCGCCGCCGTGATGCGTCCGAGCTGCAGTGTCTCGTTTTCTTTGCGGAGCTTGTCCGCATCTTCCTTGGAGGCTTTCAGTTCCGCGAGCTTCGCGCTGATGGCCGCCTCGTCAGCCGTTTCCGGCAGGCCCAACTGGAGGGCCAGCATTTTCTGATCCATAACTTTTTGTTTTTGGGGTTTGTTATTCAACAATGGCAGGAGGCATTCGCCGTCCTTGCCGAGATTTATCACCGTGCCGTCCCTTTTCAGGACGATGGCATCGTCATTGGCTCCTATGTCCACCAGCGACACCTCGAACAGCTTGCTCTTCGTCACCGTCGGCCGGGTCTGTCCCTGCACGAGGTGTTCCTTTGCGTCGCTCAGTTCCAGGATGTCTATCCCGGCACTGACCATGCGCAAGCTGCCGAACTCGTACTGTTTCTTGCACCGCTTCGACAGTTCGCTGGCCTCGTCAAAGACCAGCTCGCCGGTCACTTCGCCGTTCTCGGACTTCAGGTCTTTCACATAGCCTATCACATTGCCGCGCTCGTGCATGTAAAGCAGCACGGGATTCCGGCAGTACTGCTCCACGTTCATGCCTGCGGTCAGCACACGGGAGCCGTAGCTGTTCAGGCTGTCGTTTGAAATTCTTACTCGTCTTGCACTCATTTTGTTTTCGCGTTTTGCGTTTTACGCTGCAATATTACACCGCAAAGGGCTGGCCGCCAAAAAAGTGTGAAACGGTTGCACACTTCTATGCAACCGTTTCCTATCTTTTTGGCGTTCAGCCCGAAACGCCGCAACTTTGCCGTAAGATACGCACGCATTCAAGATTTTACCAGATATGAAGAAAGCAGATATTGAAAAGAAGAAGTCGCTCGGCAGGGCGTTGTACCTTTCCGGGATGGAGCAGACCGAGATTGCCGACAAGATAGGCATATCACGCGTCACCGTCTCCAAATGGTGTTCCGCCGAGGGATGGAAGGAGGCGAGGGCGGCCAAGAGCATCACACGCCCGGAACTGGTCAACAAGCTGTTGCTGACCATCGACAAGCTCATAGAGCAGGTGAACGCATCCGAGGATGCCAACCTCATCGCCGGGCTCGGCGACAAGCTGGCCAAGCTGTCGTCGGTCATCGAGAAGCTCGACAAGAAGGCCAACGTGGTGGATGCCATCGAGGTGTTCATGGCCTTTTCCAAGTGGCTGGAGCACCGGGCGCAGACCGACCCGGAACTCACGCCCGACCTTATCAAGGCCATCAACAAGTACCAGGACAAGTATATCGTCGAAAGCATGGGCACGAGCCTGGGGAGGTGACGCATGGCGACACAGGCTGAGATTAAACAGAGGTACGCGGAATGGCAGGAACACTGCAGGCATGTCCAGTCCATCACCGACACCGCGCTGCTGGCAAGGGAAACGCCGGTGGAAAAGGACAGGCGCATCCGGCGTCTGCAAAAGGACTATGCCGCGTTCTGTGAATACTACTTCCCGCATTTCCTGCAACTGCGCGACAAGGTGACGGGCGAAGTCATCCGTACCATACATAATGCACCGTTCCACAACACGGCGGCCGTCAAGGTCAAGAACACCCCGAACCTGAAGGCGGTGTTCAAGTGGCCGCGCGGACATGCCAAGTCCACCCATTTCGACATCTTCATGCCGCTCTGGCTGATGTTCCAGCCTAAGAGGCTCATCAACTTCATGGTCGTGGTCGGCAAAAGCGAGGACAGTGCCATCCGCCTGCTTTCGGACATTCAGGCCGAACTGGAATACAACGCCCGCATCATCGCCGATTTCGGCGAGCAGAAAAGCGTGGGCGACTGGCAGGAGGGCGAGTTCACCTCGCAGTCCGGCGTGAAGTTCCTGGCCTGCGGACGTGGGCAGTCGCCACGCGGCCTCCGTGAGCGCGAGGCACGCCCGGACTACATAGTCATCGACGACCTCGATGACGACGAGCTCTGCCGCAACGAGAAACGTGTCAAGGACCTTACCGATTGGGTGAAGGAAGCCCTTTTCGGCGCGTTGGATGTGGGGCGCGGACGCTTCATCATGGTAGGAAACCTCATTTCCAAGACCTCCGTGCTGGCCAACATTGCAGCTACCAAAGGAGTATATGTGTCGGAAATAAAGGCGGTTGACCGTGACGGCAATCCTGTATGGAAGGAGAAGTGGACGAAGGAGGAGGCGCAGGAATACCGCGACTTCGTGGGATACAGGGCATGGGAGAAGGAAATGATGCACAACCCCATCAAGGATGGCACCATCTTCCGCCATGACTGGATACGTTTCAAAAAGGTGCTGCCGCTCGAAAAGTACGACCAGCTCGTGTGCTACACCGACCCTTCGTTCAAGTCAACCACAGCCAACGACTACAAGGCTTCGCGCCTGTGGGGAAAGACCGGCTCCGAACTCCACCTCATCGACTGCTACGTCCGGCAGGACACCGTGACCGGCATGGTGCGGTGGCTCTATGACCTGTACGAGCGCACACGCGACAAGGCAGCCGTCCTCTTCTTCATGGAGGCGAACTTCATGCAGGACATCATCCTGGACGAGTTCACCGAGGAGGGCAACCGCCGCGGCTACCAGCTTCCCATCATGCCGGACATGCGCAAGAAACCGGAGAAACTCCAGCGCATTGAGGCCGTTTCGCCCTTGTGGGAACGCGGTTTCGTGTTCTACAATGAAGCATTGAAGGACACTCCGGACATGCAGGTCGGTATAGAACAGACGCTCGCACTCGAACGCGGCAGCCGGGTGCATGATGACGCGCCGGACGCGGACGAGGGAGCCATCTGGATTCTACAAAAACATACAAGACAACAGATTTACAAACCGAGGCTTGGCATGAGGCGCCATTCCTCAAAAAACAGCTGGTGATATGTTCAGATTTATAAAGGACTTGATTTTCGCATGGCAATACAAGCGTGCCGTGAAAAAGGCCGTGAAACTTTCCAAACTCCACGGCATGAAGTTTTATGTGGTTTACCTGAACGGCGGACTGAAAGTCGTACCCAAGAAGGCTATCAAGGAACTGGTGGCACGCCGCCGGTTTCGCAAGGGGGTGACCGTGCAGGACATCGAGAAACGTGCATTGTTCGTAACGCATTGAAAGGAGGCATTATGTTCATTACAGACGAGGATTACAAGGTGGTCATCGGCGAGAGCGCGCTGAAGGTGGTGTCCCAGGTAAGCACGGAAAACCGCAGCAATGCCGAGATGGAGGCGCAGGATGAAATGGCAGGATACCTGCGCCCGAAATATGACTGCGCGGCCCTGTTCGCCGCAGAAGGCGACGAACGCAACCGGCTCGTGGTCATGTACTGCTGCGACATTGCGCTCTACCACATGGCGGCGTCCCTGCCGCAGAAGATGGGCATGGAAATACGCAAGGAGCGTTACGAAAGGGCCGTCAAATGGCTGGAGGGCGTACAGGCAGGGAAGATTGTGCCGGATCTGCCGGTCGTACTGGACGAGGATGGTGAGCCGGTAAGCGGAACATTCATTTACGGGTGCCAGAAGAAACAACGCTATAACTGGTAGGCTTATGGGAATATGGAAAGACATAAGGCAGTATTTCGCCGGCCATGACGACCGGATGCTGCATACGAGATACGGAGACTTCAATCTCGCAAAGGAAGGCGACCGCAGGAAAGTGCGGAAGATGGTAGTCAACCTGCAGCGCACGACCGACGCGCTGACGCGGAAGGACATACAGGACTGGCGCAACGCCTGGCAGCTGGCCATCAACGTGGACAGCCCAAACCGCAAGCCGCTTTACGACATCTACCGGGACGTGGACGCTGACCTGCACCTGTCCGGCTGCATCGAACAGCGCAAGGGCTTCGTCATGTCGCGCTCGTTCAAGATTGTCGGCGCGGACGGCAAGGAGGTAGAAGACGCGGCACACTATTTCAACCAGGCATGGTTCCGCCAGCTGATGAAACTGTCGCTCGATTCCGTCTATTGGGGCCACTCGCTCATAGAGCTCGGCGACATAGTCACCGACGGGGACGGCTGCATCTGCTACGACGGGGTGAAGCTCATACCGCGCAAGCACGTCATACCCGAATACGGACGGGTCGTAACCGACCTCGGACAGGACTGGACGACCGGGCTGGAATATCGCCGTGCCCCGTTTACGGACTGGCTCATTGAAGCCGGGCAGCCTGACGACCTCGGGCTGTTCCTCAAGGCCGCCACGCAGACCATACCGAAGAAGAACGCCCTGGCGTTCTGGGATACCTTCGCGGAGATTTTCGGCATGCCCATGCGCATCGCCAAGACCACCACGCGCGACGAGAAGGAACTGGCCAAGATGGAAAAGATGATGGACAGCATGGGGGCAAGCCTTTGGGGAGTGTTCCAGGAAGGCACGGAGATAGAGGTCGTGGAAAGCACCAAGGGCGACGCATTCAACGTGTACGACAAGCGCGTGGACAGGGCGAACTCCGAACTGTCCAAGCTCATCATCGGACAGACCATGACCATCGAGGACGGCTCCAGCCTGTCGCAGTCGCAGACGCACCTCGAAGTGTTCGAGAACCTCGTGGAAAGCGACCGCACCATGCTGGCCGACATCGTGAACAACCAGCTCATCCCGCGCATGGTTAAACACGGCTTCCCCATAAAGGGCCTTAGGTTTGAATGGGACGATTCAGTGGATTACACACCGGAGCAACAGGTATCCTTCGAAACGATGGTGGCGGACCGTTATGAAGTTGACCCGAAATATTTTGCCGAAAAATATAATATGCCGGTAGGTGAAAGACGTAATTCCGGGACTTCCCTTATTGGAAAGAAGGGTAAAGAAGATGATGATGACAAGAACAGGCAAAAAAATGCACGGCCTTTTTTCGATTAAGCCCCGATGATTATTCGGGGCTGCACAGCCGCTATTCCATTTTGCTTGGAAGCAGTTCGCATCTGTCTGCCGATGGCGATATCCCATCAGAGCTTAAGGAAAAGCTCAAGTCAGCTTTTCAAGGAATGATGCGTGCTCTTTATAAAGAAGAAGGGGCATCGCTACGCATCGGCATTCTGGCAGAACCGGCAGCACAGGAATTCATCGGTCTGCACGCAGATACATTGAATAACTCTTTCCAGCAAGTGGAAATGTCGGACATAATGAGGAAAAGACTCAGCCGGTCGAATTATGTCTTTTCGGGCATGAAGGCTTTTCATGAACTCAACGAGTCGTTCCCGTCCTTATTGGATGAGAACGGCAATAGAAAGACATTCGAACGCTTCTTGAAAGACGTGCAAAGCATTGACGACACTTACAATTCCAATTACCTTCGTTCGGAATACAATTTCGTACAGTCCTCTGCTGAAATGGCTGCCAAGTGGGAATCTTTTATGCAAGATGGTGACCGATACTATCTGCAGTACCGCACGGCTAACGACGGAAAGGTGCGTCCGGAACATGCCGTATTGCATGGTGTTACCTTGCCTATCACGGACTCGTTCTGGGAAGAATACTACCCGCCAAACGGATGGAATTGCCGTTGTACTGTAGTCCAGGTTCGCAAGTCGCGTTATCCGGCTACACCGCACGATGAAGCAATGGCACTCGGAGAGGAAGCCCTGCAGTATGATACGAAAGGGATGTTCCGTTTCAATCCCGGAAAACAGGAAAAATCCGTACCGGACTACAATCCGTACACTACCAGCCGATGCCGGGACTGCGATATAGCCAAAGGAAAGGTTAAACTTTCCAAGGCGTTCATACCAGACAACGAGCTGTGCCAGGCATGTCAGTTATTGCAGAAATGCGTAGCGGACAAAACTAAATCGGAAAGGGCAATAGAGAGGACGCACTACCTTCATACGATGGAACCTTTGCTTAAGAAGTCCGTAATACTTAAAACCGAAAATCGGGATATCCGGGTTGGCTTCACTATTTATGGCAACAAGCATCTGTTCAGTGATACCTTCGGACGTTCGTCTGTTTTGACGAAAGATGACCTCGCCACACTTGACAAGGTGTTGGCGGCTGCTGAATTCATTGAATCGTCACCATTGACACACCAGCGTAACGATGGAATTGAGCGGTTCTTCTATTATGAAGCAATCGTCAGGGGTAAAAAAATAAGGTTGAACGTAGCAAAAAAGGTGTGGAAACAAAAAAGCGGATATATACAGGAAAGCTACTTCTTATATTCCGTTAACGACATAGAAAAATAAAAAAGCACTTCAGGCGGAGCTTAGGACTAAAATGCCAGGTTTCCATTCCTTCAGTGCTTGGATTGCAAATATACAAACAATTTATCAAAACAAATTCATTATGAACAAAATTATCTCTTTTTTGAAAGAAAGTAACCGATGGAAGCATCTTGTTGGGGGCTTTTTAGTTGGATTATGTGCATGCTCTTCTTTTGGGGCATTATATTCATCCGCTGTTGCCGCATCGTGTCTTGAATTAAAGGATAAACTACATGGGTGTCCTTGGGATTGGTTAGATTGGATTTTTACTGTGATTGGCGGGGTAATAGCATGTGCCTCATGGATGTTTATTAATTAAATGAAAGTAAAAAGGCAGTGTATTGTATTACCAATGTACTGCCTTTTTTAATTTATTCTGTTTCACTTAAAATTATCTTTGAAACATCATCCTTTTTCAGAAGAAAATCCTTAACACATGTCTTATAATAGGTACCTTCTCCAAACCATTTTATTTCTATCTTATTGTTAGACGAATATATGGTGTCGCTTTCTTCCATGGAAGACAACTCTATTAAAGGTGAAGTTAATTGTTGACTTTGGATATAGATATTTGCATGCGATTCATTACGAAATATTACACGATAATCATTTTCTATTGGAGGCAATTCTATATCCTCGTGACATGAGCATAAGAACAAAATTAAAATTAAAAAACTTATATTCCACTTCATAAAATATTTTTTGCTACAAAGGTATTTATTTTTCCAAGGAGCGGAAAACAACACATCTATAAATTTCAATATTCTCCACAATATCTTCGTGATTATGGTTGGTGTCGCTTTCCACCAGGTCAAATTCCTTAAAGGTCTCCCCCTCCATGCAGCTAAGGGTTTCGTGTATTTCCTCAAGCAGGTCGAACACTTCCAGGCTTTCTTCCTTGAATAGGCTGTCGTCACTCATACTACCAGCCCAGTCGGTTACTACATGCAAAGCGATTTCCGGCTCCGCACGATATTCCATTCCCGGCACGATAGCGTTCCACCTGATGGGCCGGAATTCCACGAACACCGCCGGTCGTGCCCAATTCTCCTCCTGCTCGATAAATTCTACATTATGGTTCCATAAATCAATGTGCTTAATGGCACCGCCGCCGACCTCTTTCAGACGGTCGCACAACATTTGGTATACTTCCTTTCTCATTTCCTTTCTATGCTAAAATCCATATCAAAATAATCGTTCAGATTCTCTTCAATTATCTCACGCACAATACGCTCAACTTCAGGCCCTGTACCGAGGAATCTTCGCCGAGGTATGCGAATGGTAGTCCCGGCACGTTTGAGGGCCATAAAACGCCAGAAATCGGCCTCTGTGGAAAGCTGGCGCGTCCTCTTGTCATTCCGCCGTTCACCATTCTTTTTCCGCCCGAAACTTCCGGTGGCCTCATAATATTTGTGCCAGAAAAAACGCTTCATTTTCTCAGTCACCACTATCTCTCCTCCGTCATTGTGGATGGCTGCATACGGCAAGTCGGTATAGAACGTTATACTGTCATCTGTTGTACGGCTCCGTACACTACGCCGGAGTGTGCCTGTATCCACCAATATCGTACCGCCCGGACGTGTCGGGCTTTTCCTTCGTGCCCAGGCATCATTAAAAAAAGCCTGACGTTCGAAGTTCCTGTCAAACTCATCGCCAAGCTCCACCCGGATATCAGACAAAATCCGGCGTATAATACTCTTTGTGTTCTTATCCATTCTGTTCGTTATCAAACTTAAAATATAGCTGGGTATCTTCTGGCATTTCGTTTTTGGGGTTGGCGGAGGCCTTCAATATGTTATAAAAAGTCCTCTCGCTGATACCATACACAGGATATATGTACCTTCGCCATATTTCCCTGTTCGGGACACCTTTCTTGACGTAAAGGTCATATATCCTGTTGATGTCAGCGACACGTTTCTGATAACTTACACCATGTCGATTCCCCATATTTTGATACTGTCAATCCATAACCTGTTCTACTTTTGGCTTATAAGGACGGATGTCAAGCGTCATTTCGCAACTTACCGTCACACGGCCACTTCCTTCACACTGCGGGCATACTTCTGTCTTTTTTATGAAGCGTCCCGAAATGAGCACGCCCTTGCCGTGGCATTTACGGCAAAGGGCAATTTTGGGTTCTTTTGTTACATGATTTTTCATGCTGCATCTTCTTTCTTTGGTTCTACATAAAAGGTCTCGTCTTGAGCTACCTGAATTCCACATTTAGCCATCTGTGGTAACATATCTTCCGTATCACGGTCAGCGAGCAGCTTGTCCTTGGCTATCTCCTCTGTCTGTCGCACATATCCGGGAAGGAACTCTTTTACCAGCTGTAATGCGCTCGCCCAGGTAAAGCCCTTCAGTGTTTTCAGTTTCGGAGTACCGGTACGGAAACCTATCACGCCGTGCGCCATCTCCAGGCTTTTCTTTTTAGTGAATAGTTCTGTCTGGTTCTCTGTTGCATAGGCTTGTAATGTATCAAAGGCCTTTGCCTTTTCATCTTCAAGCTCGGCAAGTTTACTGGCATACTTTTCGCGGATCTTCGCACACTGCAGTTCGATTTCTGCCGTAATTTTCGCACTCTGGGCATCTGCTTTTGCATAGACGGCAAACGCTTCATCTGCCACTTCTCTTGTTACACCGGTGATAATCACCTTCTTTTCTCTTTTTGCCATAATTTTTGTTTTTAATGGTTTGAAATTGTCTTATTCTTCATTGTCATAGTCTTGCATCTCAAGTTCCGGGTCTATCAGACAGGCTTCATGCTGGGTGTATGCCCAGTCTGCAAGCCGGTCGAAAAATTCAGCTGCTTCTTCACGTTCCATGTTCATAGTGGCTTCTTTGGCTTGGGTTGCCAGCTCCTTTAACGCTTGTTCTGATTTACTGTCCATATCATTTAACATTTTGGGGCGTTCGGGTCTATCAGGACATACCCTATACCGACCGCCGGTTTAACTTTCTGTTCTTGTTTTTCCCTCAAACCGCCTTTGCGCTGAATGCTGCGCAGCTTGACGGCAAGTTGTTCCAATTCCTCTGCGCTAATTTTCCCAAACGGTTTTCCGGCTATTCTGGGATGTTTGCAGAAATCATTGATGCGTGCCCAATCAGAGGTATCAATACCCAACTTCTGCATCAGCTTCAGGCAGACACTCCGGCGGTAACGTAATTCTTCGCGCATTTTCTGTCGCCACTCATCTTTCCCGATTAATTTTTCCAAAGCATCACAACAGGTATTATATTCCTTTCGGGTCATTTCTCGTAGACTGTCCGTGCGCTTGCACGTGTACTGCAATACAATGCTCTTTTTGAATTCTTCCCGGTCACCTCGATAGGCCAACTTGTTGAACGAGGCATAAAACCGGGCGAAATTGGTTATTTCCTGTGCCATATCATTTTCCGTTTAGGATCATCTCACACTCTGTTGATTTTATACTGACACGACAAACTATCTTATCGGGTATGAGTGATTTTTTCACGCATTCTTGTTCTGTTTGCTTGTAATAAATTTCTTTGAAATGCTTACCCAACTCTGACAGGATTTTCGTGTTGTATTCTCCACAAAATCCTACACGTGAAGAAAGTGTTTCACGGATTCTTCCTTTATATACTGTAGCAGTCAAAGTGATTACTACAACACCGGATTTCATTTTCACATCACCCATATTTTTACATATTAAAATGGTTCTCAAACAACACCTTAATACCGCATGAACTGGCCACGTCAAGCTCCAGCTTTGCCCCCTTTGATAATTCCCAACCCTGCAGCATATAAATAAAATCGCAGCCAAGCAATAAGGCAATGTCAGCCCGCATGTGCTCTCTCCAGTGTGCCTCACCCGGCAACCCGTTCTTGAACGGATTTACCGGGCTGTAGCCTTTCAGACTCAAGAAACGTTCGGCCTGATCAAATGCCTGGCGACGTTCTTCCAAATCATAATGGGCAATAGCCCCGCTGATATAAACTTTCCCGTTTCCCATATCATTCTTGTTTTGATAAGTTGTTACTTGTTTGTATAATACCGTCTTCCCACACGACATAATAGCTTCCGGCTTCACCGATAGCTCGGCCTTGGCAATATGCCTTGTATCCGACTACGCGTATTTTCATGTCACATATATATTTCAGACGAACAGCACCAGCCCCCATCGGCTGACTTTTCTTTTCCTGACTGATCCAGATAAAACATTTTTTCGGAAATTGTTCCATCAGTTCAACCGCATGGGGATAATCCCAGTCTGCAACTTGGAATGAGTCAATAATGATAAACTTTGGAGATTTAGGCTTTTTCAACCTACTAACGAGTTCATCGTATGTATCATCTGTTGCCACCCGAAATTTGCCTTGTACTTCATTCATACCCAGATACCCCATGCGCTTTTGAAAGCTCTGATTTACCTTTTCCTCATAGCTCATATACAATACCAGCCCATAATTGCACAGTTCCTTGGCAAGCTGCATCACGAATGAACTCTTACCGCTGGCACTGGCACCGCTAATGAACCAAGATGCGTTCTCTGCCGGGAATCCAAATGGGGCACTCCATTTCTCACCCCACGGCAGCGTCACCCATTTCATGGCCGCTATTTCTTTTGGACTGTACGCACGTTTCATTACTTACCCCTCTTTTTTCAATTTAGAAATGAATAAATCCGCCCATTTAACGGCATTTTCTGCATCATCTTCGATAGAATTAAAAGAAGTTTTTACCCAATGTAAGAAAAGTTCCTTTGCTATCTCATACCGCCTTTTCTCCCAGTCTGTCTCGTTTGCTTTTTTCATTTCACGATGGATACCGATAACAGCATCCATTGTCTGCATTTCTATTCTTGTCATCATGCTGTTGCCATTTTTAGTTTCTCAATTTCTGTATAGACTCTCCTTAATCCACCACGTGTCTTGCGTACAATCTGTGCAATATCTGCACCTTCAGGAGCGTTCACCTTTGCCACAATCCGTGCTTGAGTAGTCAGGAATGCCTCACGTTCCTTTCCGTCATCCGGGGTAACCTTGCTGTATCGATCGCCATAACGACTAAGCATTTCGGTATATCCTACTTTCTTGCATTCTATCGAACGGTTTATTTTTTCCTTCAGACCGTCCGCGCCCATCATATACCACGCACAGCATCGTTCGGTAGCATTCCACAAAGCCTTCAGCTCCAGAAAAGCCTCATACTGTAAGTCGCCAGCTTCATCCAGAATAATGAGTGGATTATCAATAGACCGGAGGTAATACACAAGATCCTCGTAAACATCTGAATAACGTCCCTTGCTGTCAACACCGAACTCGGCGGCAATTTTACGCACCAGCTTCAGCTTTGTTTTTACCTGTGAACAGTCTATGTACACGGCGTTTTTGTGGTTCTGTACGTAATATCGCGCCGTGAACGTCTTGCCGATGTTCGGAATATCACAAAGGATAGCCGAGAGACTCGACTGCTGTGAAAACTCCAGCTGGGCGGTAATATACTCGAATGTGGCTGTCTTTGCAGCTTTCCATTCCATTTCACCGCGCAGGTTCACGCCCAACCTGCGGGCAATTCCTATCCAGTTTGCATCACTAAGCACTTTATCGGTCTGCCCGTTTTTAATGGCACTGTACACCGAAGTGGTGATACCAAGGGAGGCGGCATGCTTGGCGTCACTCGGATAATTGCCACGGTTTGCGGCAATCGCCTCCATAATTCGTTTTTTCTGCGCTTCTGTAATCATAATCTGACGCTGTTATAATGTTATTCTAAAAGTCTTCTAATGCTGTTCGGGTGTTGCTTACATCAGGCATCCACTCGTCCGGCTCGTTTATGTTCGCCACAGAGGGCAATTCGAGGCTTTCTGTTGGCATTTCTTCTTCCGGCTGTACCTTCGCCACGCCAACCTTTCCAATGGCGTTGTCACGGACATATTTGCCGAAACTGCTGATTTTCTTTTGCTGTTCAACATAGTTCACCACATCTTCCTCTGTTTGTTCTGCAATTACACGGTTGTAAGTTTCAACCTTTTCTACTTTGTCTATAAACCGGTCCCCTTGGAAAATATATACATCCTGTGGTTGCCCGTTTTCGTCCGGTAAATAATAAGCGGTCACCTTATAGTTGTTCGTTTCCAGACGTTCAAGGACTGAAGTGTCACTGAGCCACCAGTCCTCATAAGCCACACGCACTGTGGAGTTTCGCCGGATGCTTGTCTCTACACGCTCGCCAATATAGCGGCTTAAGGTCAGTTTGTCATACTTGCGGAGTGTCGGGTTTATGTTTGCCACCAAAACATCCCAACGTGTCATACCAGGATATTTTTTCTGGTTTGGATGCAAGCTGTTATTCCATTCGGCATTGTCTTTCCTGTCATCTGCGACCAACTGCTCATAACTGAAATATGCAGCATCCTCGTAGGTGTCATTGTATTCGTCACTTACTTTCTTGCTTTCCACGCGCCATTTGCCTTTCCCGTAGAAACGACCGATACCGGCATGGTTCTTATGGATGATGCTGCGTTTCTTGGCTCCATTCAAAGGTTCTGCATATTTTTCCTGAGAATTTTGCGGGGCGCAGAAATGGACGAAATTGAATGCTACACCGGCTTGTAAAAATCCCTCTTTATATTCACTCATCAAGTGGTTTTCAACCTCAATACCGGCCGGTATTCCCCAATCGTTTCGCTCAATGAGACGGAACATATCACGGAAACACTCTACGACAAGCATCTGGTCTTTCTTTCTTCCATAACTGGCACCTATCACACATTGGCTTACCACATCATAAGCATAGTACGCGTGTATGCGTTGCTTGGTGTCTTTCAGCTTGCGTGTTAAGTCCACGTCATCCATGGTTATCTGCGACAAGCTGAACTCTCCGTTATGACGATGCACGTGTGGCATCTGCTCGTGCATGAAGGTTGTATATCCGGAAAGGGCATGCTCAAGGAGCAGCTTGTTATTAGGTTTGTTCAGTACGTTGTTGATGGTGCTTTCGCTCAATGATTTTGGTTCTCCATTCTTGTCTGTCCAATCGTCAGGATTGAACACTTCACCGGTATCAAGATCCCAACACTCAAGCTCACCACAAACGAACGAAAGATACATCTCATGCACATTGGTGTTGAAAGGCTTATTTTCCTGTGCGGCAAGACTTAGAATCAGCCGTTCTGTCTTATAGTCAACCTTTCTTGCGCACTGATTGCCAAATTTTCCACTTATGAGGCACTCATAACCGTATTGCTTGTATTCGTTTACTTTTTTCCTGAAACGAAGAGTACTTGCCGGTAGGTCATGCCCAAATTCTTCACGCAATGTTTCAATGGTCGTTGACATCATATCCCAGTTGTATTTTTCGCTCATCAGCTTGCGGTAGTCACGGCTTCTGTTGTACAGTTTGATACAGGTGTTCAGCACAGAGGCATTCACCGCATATTTCCGGGCAAGTTCCGCTGTCGCTTTGTCACTGTGTTGGCTGGCAGCCCAGTTCGTAAAGAATACGACTGCAGCCTGGTCAAGTTCATAGTTCGATATGATCCAGCCACGCAACCGGACTTCATTACCTCCAGGATAGACCTCATCGACCTTTTCTTTGTAAGCGGTGGGCAGACTATCGACAGCAACCAAGGCATAGCTTCCCGACGCACCGCCACCACGACGCACCACATCGATACGTCCGCGCGCTGACAGTTGCTTGTAGTTTGGAAGGGTCATAATGCCACCATCCACAAGCTCCCGCGCCGAAATGCATAGTTTGTTGCCGTAATATTCCATATCCGCCTCCTCTTATCTTAAAGTCGATGCCCAATTTTGAATTTCTGGAATATCCCTTACCAGTACATTCTCATAATGGCGAACCTTCATGCCTTTATGGAATACATCACATCCGCCATCCTCACGAGAGAACTCCAATAATACATCGTTGGGTAAATACTGGCGCATATAGCCGTCTGCATCATGCAAAGTTTCAATTTCAGGTATTTCCACCATAACGATCCCTCCGCGCTCCATTGCCAATTTGCGTACTTTCCGGGCTAATTCTGTTTCACCTCGTCTGTCATCAAACCGTATTGCGTTGAAAACGCTGCGTTCGGTTATTCCAAACGCCTTCGCGATAAATTCGCGGTCTTCTCTTTTGATGTGAATGTACTTTTTCATATCTCACTCATTTTAGTTGTTAAACTTAGTAGGGCGCGGGGAATCGAACCCCGTCGGCTGTCTTCTATATTCGTTTTCGCTTTCCAATTTTCCGGCCGTGCCAGCCGCCCTTTCCAACCCGTCTTTCCGGGCTGTCAGTTATCCGGCAATCTCTTTGCCTTCTTGTTTCTTTAATTCATGCCACTTTAAGGCCTGAATGACATTGTAATTCATCATAAGGCAAGCAGTATATGATTCATCACGAAATTGCTCTTCTTTATTTGGTACAGCCTCTCTAATTTCATCAATTACATTGCAAATCGTACTCAAAAAGCTTTCCAGCGTTTCAGGTTTCACCTTTCTCAATAGTGTCTCTTCCATATTTTAATCGTTTTAGTATTCATATATAACAGGTTTCAGACTGCATCCGTAGCAGTTCACCAGTCTTTCCTTCATTCGTTCCACATAAGATTCAGGTGCAGAAAAAACGATACCGTCATTCTCGTTGTAGCTAAAACTGATACCATCCATAATCAGCAACATGGCAATCTTATGTTTCACGCTCTGGGTTTTCCATTCTTTGATTTCGTCGTCCATACTCTTTAATCCTTAAAATTCGTTATTCTCATGCCAATTTTGTATCTTTGGCCGCGCGTTCTTAATTGAACACGTTGCAAAGATACAAAACATTTCGCCACTATGCAAGCAAAAGAGCAGAATATTTCGCCAATAAAACAAAGAATTTTGTCGTTTGCTGGTACTTTGGGTATCAGCAAACGAGATTTTTACTCAAAAATAGGGGTTTCACGTGGTACTTTAGAGAGCAAAACAGGAATAACCGAAGATGTAATTACAAAATTTTTCGCCACATATCCACAAGTAAGTATTGAATGGCTTATGACTGGGGAGGGGAACATGCTTAAAAATGATAATGTAGGTTGCCAAAGACAGATTGAGCCTGCGCATCACGTTTCCGAGAATGTACAGGAAGGCATTCCACTTATCCCTTTAAGCGCAATGGCTGGAGCGTTCACAGGCGATACATCCGTGATGGAGTACGAATGCGAACGATATGTTATACCTGCATTCAAAGGTGCCGACTTTCTGATTCAGGTAAAAGGAGATTCTATGCAACCCACTTATTATTCAGGCGACCTCGTAGCTTGCCAGCGTGTGCCAATGGATGATTTGTTCTTTCAATGGAATAAGATTTACGTCCTTGATACTAAGCAGGGACCACTCATCAAGCGCATACGTCGTGGTTCAGACGACTTTCATGTCCTCATCGTTTCCGACAACACCGATTATGAGCCTTTCGAGCTCTCCAAAGACCAGTTCTACGGCGTGGCACTTGTGCGTGGCCTCGTTCGCCTCGAGTAATTCAATGCGTATCCCTGTTGCTCCAGATATATGGGTGTTCCCCCTCCCTGTGACGCATTTAGTACCCCTAAAATGCCGGATATATGGGCATCTGAAATAGATATGCATCAAAAATAGATGGTTTTTATGGGGTGTGTATCGAAGTAAAAAACGCCATCTTTAACATAATTATAGTATTTTACCTATATCCCGTAAGCCCCCATAAAACCCACTTTTGTAACCCCACTTTTCTAAAAGTGTAACCCCACTTTGTAACCCCAGCTGTAACCCCACAGCTCAAAAACAACTTTTTAGGCACAAAAAAAGGAGGTTCAACACCTCCTATAAAAGCATGCCAATAAAAAGGCATTTTAATGGTTTTACAACGCTGTGGCAATTATTCCTTAGTAATAGCTCCAGAACCACCAGAAATAAGCGTAGATTGCTTTATTATAGCCTTTTTCGTGCATACGGTACCATTCCCGGATAGCCCGGCATGAAGCAGATAATTCTTTGTTGCTCCCACCTGATCAGCTGTCAGAACGGTATAAACGGCCGATATGCTACTGAAATACCAGTCTTTGCGTTTTGTGCCCTCTATGCTATGCAGAAGGTGTACATGTATCACTTTTGCCATATTATTACGTTTTACAGCTACAAATATACCAAATAATAGATATTTGGAATATATTTATATATATCATTTTTGATTTTGAGATAAAAAACGGCATTCAGCCCCCCGGATCAATTTGCCAATCCGTATTTCTGCCTCAACGTAAGCCGTATGTAATCCCATTATAATGATCCGTAAACTATCAAAGCCTCAACATGCCCTAAAATTAAACCCAATGTAAGCCTATGTAAACGTTTCGTTTTAATCCGCCTTTCACACCGTTTTCGTGTAACTAACTGAAATACAAAACAATCAAGCCACTTTTCACCCAATCATCGTTATACACTTCGTTCTGTGCCCCATAAAAGGTCATAGCCCCCGAAGCCATCCTGCAAATTTTCTAATTCTACCTTCTTGAATTGTTCTAAAGCTGTGTGAGACAGATTAGACAAACGCAAAGACTGCAACTTGGAATTCAAATCGCTGCACATGCTGCAATAGGTAGCCAAGTAAAGTTTATAAAAACTTTCGACCAATGATTCTCCCGACGAACTATCTATTTTATATGAAGCTGTATTTTCAAAACCGGTCAACCACTCATCTCCATATTGAGTACCATTTTCAATAGGGGTAATATATACTATCTTTCATTTTTCATTCACATATCCCACTTTTAATGGAATCTCCACCAGACTAGCACTATCTTTTTCATTCCAAAGATAACTTACCACATACCAATCGTCTGCAATTTCTCTTACATTCAATGTCTTAATTGCATCTGAATTCATATCCTGCGCCCGTATAATCGGATCTCCTCCTGTGGCATTACGCATTCTTTGGAGTTTAGCAGCCAATTCTTCAGTTAAATACTTCTTGCACAGTATTTCATTGGTTGAATCCACATTTAAAATATTCGTCATATAGCTCGTATAGAACATTTTAATTTCATCTATGCATGCACCGAAGCAAATAGTACTAAAACAAAGCAACAAAACAGATATAAATATAAACTTTCTTTTCATGGTATAATATAATTAGACTGCATCTCCAGATTGTACAGCTGGAAACATTCTTGTTCGCGGTTCCTTCAAGCTAATCTGTACAAATATAGAAAAATCCCCACAAAGTATGAAGACTACACTTTTTTATTTGTCATTTTAGCCAATATATACTAAGTATCAAAGCATAAAAAAATTCCGTATAACCCTTTCGGATTATACGGAATCTCTTCTATCTATTTGTTACAGATTATTTTACTTCCTCAAAATCAACAGTATCTCTGTATGAGCAACTTGCGTGAACGTGTTGCAAATATAGCGGAAACCCGAAAATAAGCATCCATAAGCAACCACAACTCTTTACTGCAAAAGTACAGATTTATTTGATAAATATCGTGATATAAACACATAATAATCAAATTAATGGGGCAATTTTAACATAATATCCGGTTTTATCCTTACCTTTGTATATAGAACTTGGGCTTTATCCCCAAACAACAAAAAGAAAACGATGCAAATTCATAACAATACATTGATAGCGGAATGCTCGTCTTACGATTTCAAGGAAATGCTGGAACGTAAGAAGGTAAAGTCATGGCTTAAATCTGTGTCGGCTTTTGCCAATACGGACGGTGGCAGCCTATTCTATGGAGTAAACGATGACGGAATGATTGTAGGCTTGGAGAATCCACAAGCAGATGCCGACTTTATCAGTGAAATGATAAAGGCAAGACTTGACCCGGTACCTGACGTACAACTTATCCCGATCGAACACGAAGGACGTGCCTTGCTTGAAGTAAGAGTAAAGGCAGGAACGCTGACACCATATTATTATTATCAAGACGGAACACGTACAGCTTATACACGAGTCGGTAATGAAAGTGTGGAATGCAATTCGCAACAACTTCTTTCATTGGTATTAAAGGGTACGCACATGACCTGGGATTCGCTGCCTACACAAGTGGATGCCAACAAACATTCTTTCGTTATCCTTGCCAATACTTTCCGCGAGCAAACTCATCAGGAATGGAACGATAAATATTTGGAATCATTCGGACTTGTCACATCTGACGGTAAGCTGACCAATGCCGGATTGCTGTTTGTGGATAATTGCACAGTATTCCAATCACGTATTTTCTGTACCCGATGGACAGGACTTTATAAAGACGATGCTATCAGTTCCGTAGAACATCGGGCAAATCTCGTATTGCTTTTGAAATATGGTATGGACTTCATCAAGAACTATACCATGAGCGGGTGGGTCAAGATGCCGAACTATCGCCTGAATCTCCCCGACTATTCCGACCGTGCTATTTTTGAAGGATTGGTAAACCATCTTATCCATAGAGATTACACAGTAATGGGTGGTGAAGTACATATTGACATCTATGATGACCGAGTTGAATTGGTATCACCAGGTGCAATGCTTGATGGCACACAAATCCAAGACCGAGACATATACAAAGTACCGTCCATGCGCCGGAATCCTGTTATAGCGGATATGTTTACTCAATTGGACTATATGGAGAAACGTGGTTCGGGCTTAAGGAAAATGCGGGAACTTACGGAGAAACTGCCTAATTTCATGCCGGGCAAAGAACCACAATATCAAACGGAAGCAATTTCTTTCTATACCACATTCTATAATTTGAATTGGGGAGAGAACGGAAGGATACCTATAGAGGAAGTCGCCAACAGAGTAAATAGTAGCCTCGAAAAGTACTCTATCGATGAAGAATCTTCGGTGAAAACTTTCGGTGATTTACAGAAATCTTTGGTGAAAACCTTCGGTGATTTGCAAAATTCTTCGGTGAAACAAAAGCGATTGGGACGGACTGCACAAAGCATTCTTGACCTTGTAATATCAGATGGTTCTATATCTCAAGATAAGATGGCGGAAAAAATAGGAGTCAGTAAACGAGCCATTGAAATGCAGATCGCAAATCTAAAAGCCAAAGGGTTGCTTGTCAGAGAGGGAGCAGATCATGGTGGCTATTGGCGTATTGTAATTAATCCTAAAGCAGAAGAATAGAACTATGGGAATATATCTTATACCACTCTGTGTTATAGTTGCCATTTTGGTAATCGCCTTTTTGTTTGCTTCTTTACAGCAAGTAAAACATAAAACTCGATATATAGTGCTTTATGTAATAGCCATCATCATGCTATTTGCCGTTATTCCTATCAATGAATATTTGACTAAGTTTACGCAAATTTCAAGTGAAGAATACCTGCTTATTTTAATATTCGATATTGCGGTGGGATATTTTTGTATGTACATTGCCGGTTTGCTGAAATTCAATCTTCTTAAACAAAAAAATCAAGCATTAGAAAATGCCTTGACAGAAAAGCAACAAAAAAATGTAGATGCTCTATTAAAGCATCAAAATGAAAAGCAAAAAAAACTTCTCAAAGGAGAACTTGAATGGTTAACAGAAAAAATCAAAGTATTTACTGAGGAAGAGCAGAAAGCTATTCTTGCCTGTGCCTGCGCATTTGCAGAACATGACTTGATAATCGCTCCATCAATAGCTATTCAGCAAAAAGAGACGTGTAGTCAGCAAGACCTTATGTATTTTGTTTGTTCTGCTTTTTTCAATATGGGAAAGAAGCGTAATGATATTGTAAGTTTCTTATATAAAGTTTTTCCCATCTATTTTCCTGCCGGAGAAAGTGTATTGGCTAAAAAGATGCCGGGACAGGAAAGGGTAAAAGAAAGAAGGGAGAAAGAAAATAATTAAAAAAACAATGTCATATTTTAATTGTACAACTTCCTATAATATAATTTTATTGGAAGTTACTTATACTATCAGGCAATTTATATAAATTTGCCTTTGGATTAAAACATTTTACTTCATGGCTAATTTAAACAGACTAAAAGTTGTGCTTGTCGAACAACAGAAGACAGGAAAATGGCTTGCAGAACAAATTGGAAAATCTAATTGTACTGTAAGTAAATGGTGTAGTAACTCAGTTCAACCAGACCTTAAAACACTTAATGATATAGCCAAAGTTCTTAATATTGATGTAAAGGATTTGATTGTCAGCAGTGTAAAACCATAAATGAGTTATTGTTATGGAAGTAAACAAGAAAGAGCTCAAAGAACAAGAGATACGCACTCTGTTCATTACTCCTGCACTCCAACAAAAAGGATGGGCAGTAAGTGTAAATATGCGTGAAGAGTACTATTTTACGGATGGTCGAGTACTTGTTGTTGGCAACCAACATTCAGTAGCAGAGGGTAAAAAAGCCGATTACCTATTATACCATAATGGCAAGCCCATTGCTGTGGTTGAAGCCAAAGACAATAAACACGCAGTTGGAGGTGGTATTCAGCAAGCCATAGATTATGCCCAAATCCTTGACCTGAAATTTGCGTACTCCAGTAATGGCGATGCTTTCTTGGAACATGACTTTATCACGGGGAAAGAAACCGAAATCAAGTTAGAGGATTTTCCCACAGAAGAAGAACTATACAACCGTTATCTTGCATCTAAGAACTATACTTCGGATGAACTCAACATAATAGAAACGCCGTTTTATTATGATGCACATAGCCATGAGCCAAGATATTATCAACGTATAGCGGTTGACCGTACTATTGAAGCCGTAGCCAGAGGACAACAACGTGTACTTGTCGTAATGGCTACCGGTACAGGTAAGACATTTACTGCATTTCAGATTATTCATCGTCTTCATAAAAGCGGAGCAAAGAAAAAAATCCTATATCTTGCAGACCGAAATATCCTCATAGATCAAACAATGGCTCAAGATTTTAAGCCATTCAAGAAGTTTATGACCAAGGTAACTTCTGTTGGAGAAGGTGAAGAAAAGATAGATTCATCATACGAGGTGTATATGGCTTTATATCATCAGCTAGTCGGAAAAGAAGGAAAGCCAGACCCGTTTTTGGAGGTACAACCAAACTTCTTTGATTTGATTATCGTTGATGAGTGCCATCGGGGAAGTGCGAAAGACGATTCTGCATGGCGTAAAGTATTGGAGTATTTCAGCTCGGCTACCCAAATTGGTATGACAGCCACTCCAAAAGCCGATGAAGGAGCAAACAACTTGGATTATTTCGGGAAACCTGTATATACCTATTCACTTCTACAAGGAATCCAAGATGGTTTCTTAGCTCCATATCGAGTTACTGCTGACTTTATCAACGTTGATTTACAAGGGTGGACTCCAGAAGAAGGTGAAATGGATTTATTGGGTAAAGAAATTGAGCAGAAACTATATCAAAGACAAAATATAGGTCGTGATCTTGCTATCAAGCTAAGGCGTAAAGTGGTAGCACACAGAATCACTCAAATGCTGCATGACATCGGGCGTATGACAAAAACGATTGTGTTCTGTCCTGATATAGAGGAAGCTGCTGAAATGCGAACACTACTTATCAATATGAATAGTGATTTGTGTAAAAAGTCACCCTATTATGTTACACGCATTGTCGGTGAGGATAAAGAAGGGAAAAAACAATTAGATAACTTTATCAGTGTGGATGAGCCCTATCCAGTGATAGTGACCACCTCTGAACTTCTATCTACGGGAGTGGACTGCAAAACTTGCGGATTAATTGTCATAGACAAAGAAATTGGCTCTATGACTGAATTTAAGCAAATCATCGGACGTGGTACACGACTTAGAAAAGACAAGGGTAAGTGGCATTTGGAAATACTTGACTTCCGCAATGCCACAGCAAAATTCAAAGACCCAGCATTTGACGGTGATCCGGAACCGCCAAAAGGAGGTGGGAAGAAGCCGAAGCCATACCAACCTGTTGACCCTGCTTCAACACCTGTGTCTGAACCTCGTGAGAAATATCTCATCAATGGTAAAGATATTCGTATAGCCCATGAGATAGTATCTGTTTTAGGGGAAGATGGCAAAACCATGAGAACAGAAAGTGTTCAGTCGTTTGCAAGAAAACAATTATTACGACACTATCAGACCCTTGATGAGTTCATACATACATGGACAGAAGCGGAACGTAAGCAAGCTGTGATGGACGAGTTAAAGGAATATGCTATTCTGATAGACGCAGTCCGCGAAGCGAATCCGGCACTGAAGGATGCAGACATCTTTGATGTGATATGCCACGTTGCTTTTGACCAACCACCATTGACAAGAAAAGAAAGGGCAAACAACGTGAAAAAGCGTAACTACTTCGGTAAGTATGAAGGTAAAGCTCGTGAAGTCTTGGAGGCTCTTCTTGATAAATATGCAGAGAATGGCATTCTTGACTTTGAAAAGTCGAATATTTTAGAAATACCACCATTTAATAGTATTGGTAAACCAACTAAGATTGTGAAATTATTTGGCGGCAAACTTGAATTTGAGAAGGCTGTCAGAGAACTTGAATATCAAATATATAAATCCGCATAAAAATGGCAGTAAACAACATCATAAAGCGAATCCAGAATATCATGCGACAAGATGCAGGTATTAATGGTGACGCACAAAGAATCGAACAAATGACTTGGATGTTCTTCTTGAAAGTTTATGACACGCAGGAAGAAACATGGGAGTACAAAGATGAAAACTACAAGTCCATCATTCCAGAAGAATTGCGTTGGCGTAATTGGGCGGTGGACGAAAAAGACGGTGAAGCATTGACAGGTGAAGTTCTGCTTTCTTTTGTCAATGAGAAACTGTTCCCTGCATTGAAAAACCTTCCTGTAAATGCCGACACGCCACGAGCCAAAAGCATTGTTCAAGAAACATTTGCCGACTTGAACCAGTATATGAAAAACGGAACGCTTTTACGTCAGGTAATCAACATAGTAAATGAAATTGAATTTGATGATGCAGAAGACCGCCACACATTCGGGGATATTTACGAAGGTATTTTGAAAGATTTACAATCGGCAGGTAATGCAGGAGAATTTTATACACCTCGTGCCCTGACTGATTTTATTGTGATGATGCTTGCTCCTAAGTTGGGTGAGACCTTTGGCGACTTTACCAGTGGTACAGGAGGATTTCTTACGTCTGCCCTTAATTATATGGCAAAGAGCGTACGCTCTGCCGAAGATGGTGAAAAGTTGCAAAATGCTGTTGTTGGTCAAGAATGGAAACCGTTGCCTTATCTTTTGAGCATCACAAATTTGTTGCTTCATGATATTGAAGCTCCCAATATAACGCACTGTGATTCGCTTGGAACAAATGTCACGGATTTCAATGAAACCGATAAAGTGGATGTTATCGGTATGAACCCTCCATATGGAGGCAGTACGGACGATAGCGTAAAGAGCAACTTCCCATTACGTTACCGTTCCAGCGAAACTGCGGATTTATTTATAGCCCTTATTATGTATCGTCTTAAAGCTAGTGGCAGATGTGGAGTGATTATTCCTGACGGCTTTTTATTCGGTACTGACGGAGCAAAGCTTGCGCTTAAAGAGAATCTTTTGCGTAATTTCAATTTACATACCATCATCCGTTTGCCGGGCTCAATATTTTCTCCATACACTTCCATTGCAACCAACATCCTTTTCTTTAATAACGAAGAAGCCGAAGGCTGCGAAGGAGGATTCAAGACAAAGGAAACATGGTTCTATCGTTTGGATATGCCGGAAGGATACAAACATTTCTCAAAAACCAAACCGATGAAGGTAGAGCATACTCTGCCTATTCAGGAATGGTGGAACGACCGTAAAGAGATAGTCAATGATGAAGTGGGAGAAAAAAGCCGTGTGTTTACTGCCCAACAGTTGATAGATTTGGATTGCAATTTTGACCAATGTAAGTTTCCGAAAGAGGAAGAAGAAATATTACCTCCGGCAGAATTACTTAAACAGTATTTTGAGAAACGTGCCGCACTCGACCATGAAATAGACAAAACACTTTCAGAGATTCAAAAGATTCTCGGTATAGACATAAAATCGTGTAACTGATAATTGTGAAGTGATATGAAAGATTTGACAATCTCAAACATTGAAAGACAAAATGTGCTTAACAACCGTTTTGCGGTCGGTAAGATACAGGAGCATCTTGATATAGAAGGAATGCTATTTGAGGGAGAATACCGCTTTACAAAAAAAATGGTTGCCGATTTTTATCAAGTTGATACATCTACAATAGACCGTTATCTGCAATCAAATTCTGAGGAATTAAAACATAATGGATATATTTTATGTAAGGGTAAACAACTGAAAGAGTTTAAGTTAGAATTTGCTCACCTTATTAATGAGGTGAGCAAAACAACACAACTCGGACTATTTAATTTCCGCTCTTTCTTAAATATTGGTATGTTGCTTACAGAGAGTGAGAAAGCTAAAAAAGTCCGTAGTCTTATCTTGGATTTTGTGATTACCACCATCAACGAAAAGACAGGTGGAGGAACTAAGTATATTAATCGTAGAGATGTGCATTATCTTCCTGCCGCAATCACAGAAGAAAACTACCGTAAAAATCTTACTTCTGCCATCAATCAATACGTGGATGGACATCCAACATACAAGTATTCTCAAATTACTGATTTTATCTACAAGGCTGTTTTCAAGGAGAATGCCAAGGAATATCGAGAAGTATTAAGGTTGGATTCTAAGGACAATGTTCGGCACACGTTGTATTCAGAGGTTCTATTGGTCATCTCTTCTTTTGAAAATGGTGTGGGGGCTGCTATCAGTGAACGATTCAAGGAAAATGGCAGTAGAAAACTTACTATTGATGAGGTAGAGCATATTGTGAATGAACTTGCCGAACATCCCATGCAGAAACCTTATCTGAATGATGCCAGAACCAAAATGGCTTCAAGGGATTTCAGTTTCCGAGATGCGTATCATGGTAATATAGCAGATTACTTGCAAGCTGTGACTCCCGAAGAGTTTGAACGATTCATCGGCGACCAGTCTATTGATTTTGACCGTATCTTAGCGGATAACAAAGATGTGCTTAAACGCTTAAAGCAGGCAGAAGATGAGTAAGGGAATTATTTACATAGATTACGACGAAGCTTTAAACATCTATGGCAAAATGATTGATGCCAGTGATGGTGGCTTTGAAGGAGTGCGTGACGAAGGAGGTATTCGTGCAACACTGGATTTTGTGCAAAACGATTTATACTATCCGACCTTCGCCAACAAACTAACGTATCTGATGTATAGATTCTGTTCTGGACACTTCTTCAATGATGGGAATAAGCGTATTGCGCTGACTTTGGGTGCTTACTTTTTACACAAGAATAATTACTACTGGCACGCTTGCATCTGTATGCGAACATTGGAATCTATCATTTATCATGTGGCTGCATCGAATATCGACCAAGACTTGCTACTACGCATCGTCAATAGTTTTATGACCAGTAAAGATTATGACGAAGAACTGAAAATAGATATTGCCAATGCTATGAGCAAAGGTGAGTTAGGAATACAAGGCGAAGATTACTAATAATTTGATTATATTATGGCTAATATACTTGAAATAATTAAAAACGAAATTGCACAAGACTATTATAAAAACAATTTTCCTAATGATGGTCAACGTTTTGTTGCATGGTATATGCGTAACATCCATCTTTTAGATCAAAGACAAGCTAAAGATGCGATTACAGATGGAGCAAATGACAAGCAAATAGATGCTGTATATATTGATGAAGACGAGCAAAAAATATATATCGTGCAAGGGAAATACTATCTAGGTGAATCTGTTGATGCAACTCCTGTGAGAGAAGTTATATCTGCTTGGAGCCAGTTTAGCAACTTAGCCCAATTACAGGAAAATGCTAATCCTAAATTAAAAACCAAAATATCAGAAATAGCAACAGCATTAGAAGATGACTCTTACTGTGTATGTTTTGAATTAATAACAACCTCTATCTTTACGGATTCGGCTATGGATGATATACATTCATTCCAAACCAAATTATCAGAGGAAGATGATGCTGAATTGAATTATAGTACCCAATTCTCTGTGGTTGATAAACAAGGCTTAGAAGATGCTTATAGCTGTGTTATTGAACAAACGAATCCAACTTTAAACCATACTATCAAGCTTGAAGCTGGTAAATATATGACGACAGAATTAGGGGGGACAAGCGTGATAGTTGCAGCCATGCCTTTAAAAGAATGTATAAAACTCCCTGGTATAAAAGATGGATCGTTGTTCCAGAAAAATGTTCGACAAAGTTTAGGTATTAACAATACTGTAAATAAAAAGATCAAGAAAACCATAAACGATCCGAATAAATGTGGTGACTTCTTCTTCTTTCATAATGGAATAACCGCCATTTGTAACAAAATTGAAGAATGTTGCAATGGTGAGTTTAAACTTTATGGATTGAATGTTGTAAATGGATGTCAATCACTGAATACTATTTTAAGTTGTAGTGAAAATGTGCGAAAGCGTAATGATGCTTATGTCCTATTCAGATTCTATGAAATTCCACAAAGAGATAGAGCAGATTCTATTAGCATTAACACAAACACACAAAGTGCAGTAAAGGCAAGAGATTTACGTAGTAACAGTAAGCAGGTATTGAAACTCAAAAAGGCATATGAAGCAAAATATTCTAATGGATTCTTTGCGACCAAAAGAGGTGAAGCCATACCAGCAGACAAGGACAAGCAGTACTGCATAGAGTTATCATATCTAGGTAAGAATCTTACAGCTTGGTACATGCAAAGACCGAATTTATCTTATGGTGAAACCAAGATTTTTGACAAGTATTTCAATACATTGTTCAAGAACGATTATTTGCCAGAAGATGCTTATGCATTGTCATTTTGGATGAGAAGAATAATGGATTCTTGGACTCAGGAGAACCCATTAGGATTGGAAGAGGAACTGCTAACCATGAAGGCTTATGCTCCATATCATCTTCTTTTTGCCATATCAATGGTTTTTGCTAAATGTAACAATCAAACAAATGTACCATCACCGAGTGAGTGCTTAAAAGTTGCTTCTGAAAACAATCTTGTTGACAGCATAATTAATATTGCGGCAAACTGTTTAAACAGCGCTATTTCAGCAGAAAAAAACAATTGCGAGCAAAATAATAGAAGTTTCATTCCTCAGAATTGGGTAAAAAACAAGAGTTGCAATGCAGGTATTATGTCTGCTATTCAGAATTATTTTTCTTTCCTCCCAACAATGAATAAGGAGATGGATTCCAAACTTAAAAATGGAGTAAAAATAGACTCTAAGTATTTTTCATATAGAGTCCAAGCAGAGGATTAAAAAATGAACGGAAAGCAATTAAAAAATAGCATACTTCAGTGGGCGATACAGGGGAAACTTGTACCGCAAGATCCTAATGATGAACCGGCATCCATGCTTCTTGAACGCATCAGAACAGAGAAAGCCAAGTTAGTCAAGGAGAAGAAAATTAAGAAAGACAAAAACGAATCAATCATCTATCGTGGTGATGACAATTCCTATTATGAGAAGTTTCTTGCTACGGGAGAGGTAAAATGTATTGATGACGAGATTCCGTTTGAGATACCTAAGGGGTGGGAATGGGAAAGAATTGGCAATATTTTTGAAACAACAAGTGGTTCTACACCATTAAGTAGAAATCCAGATTATTATAAAAATGGTAATATCAATTGGGTACGTACAACAGACTTGAACAATGGAATTTTGAACAGAACTGAAATACAAATAACCGCGAAAGCAACTATTGACTACAACCTTTCTATTTTACCCCAAACCTCTGTGTGTATTGCAATGTACGGTGGTGCTGGGACAATAGGCAAACACTGTATCTTGCATTTTAATACAACTATTAACCAATCTGTATGTGCTATCCAGCCTAATGGATTCTGTAATATGGATTACATCCATACTTTTATTGAATATCAAAGACCATTTTGGATGGATTTTGCAGCAGGTTCAAGAAAAGATCCCAACATAAATCAACTCATTATTAAGCATTGCTTGTTACCTATTCCACCACAAGAAGAGCAACGACGCATTGTTACAAAATTAAATCAGTTATACCCATATATAAATCAATATGGAAATAGTCAAAATAGACTCAATCAAATAAATAAAGAAATATGGCATAATTTAAAAAAGTCTATTCTCCAAGAAGCAATACAAGGAAAACTCGTTCCACAAATAGCAGAGGAAGGTATAGCCCAAGATTTGCTTGAACAGATACGGCAGGAAAAGCAGAAACTTGTCAAAGAAGGCAAACTTAAAAAGTCTGCTTTGACAGATTCTGTTATTTACAAAGGTGACGATAACAAGTATTATGAGCAGATAGATAAGGAAAACAAAGAAATAACAGAAGATATTCTCTTTGATTTACCAAACAAATGGCAATGGTGTAGAATTGGAACAATATTCATGCACAACAACGGGAAACAACTTAATAAAGGAAATTCCAAAGGTAAGTTAATGAAATACATAACAACATCCAATCTCTATTGGGATGGATTTGTTCTTGATAACCTAAAGGAAATGCCATTTGAAAATAATGAAATAGATCGCTGTATGGCTGTCAAAGGAGATTTATTAGTCTGCGAAGGTGGAGATATAGGACGCTCTTGCATTTGGAATTATGACTTTCCGATAATGCTGCAAAACCACATACACAAGTTGCGTCCATATATTCCGTTATGTACAAAATTCTTTTATTATATTTTCAATCTGTACAATTTGGCAGGATTGATAGGAGGTAAAGGCATAGGTATTCAAGGCTTTTCATCCAAAGCTCTACATAATACTCTTGTGCCTTTGCCTCCACTAAAAGAGCAATATCGCATTGTTACCCAAATAGAAAAACTATTTGAGCAACTGCGATAATTCGGTTATTCGTTCTGCTATACGTTGCTGTTCCGCAAAAGGTGGAATACCAATAGGTAGGTTGTGGAATAGCTCCTTATTGAGGTGTGGAATTGCCGCACCTCTTTTTGAATTTTTCAACTCCTCTTTATAGAATAAGATGAAAGCCAAAATATATGGCTTCCACATAACAGAAGAAAGCCATAACTGTTTGAATGTACTTCCCATATATCCATCTTGTGGAACGGAGAAAACTTCACCGGAATTTTCACCATCTACAAGAATGATGTTATCTCCGGCATAGACAAATTTACCTTTATCAATAACGGCTGCAGATGATTTCCCACGCAGGTATTTTGCATCCAAACAGATGCCCTTCCCGGTTCTCTTTTCTCCATCGATCAGTTGGCATATATCTTTCAAACGCAATACAACCCAGCTATTAGGATATTCAAAAGGAAGCTCAATTTCAACGATTTGCTCATTTATCCTCTCATAATACTTGCTAATTGCTTAATCTTTGAAATAATTCGATCTTGTTCCATTAGAGGCGGAATAGGTACTAAATAAGTTTTTACAGTAGCAGTTGCAAGTTCCTTTTGTTTTGTACTACCATCCGATTTATCTTCTATCACAGATTGTACCGTATTGCTCGTGAAATAGTAATAAAGGTATTGGGGCATAACAAACTTTTTCATTGCTCTTATAACAGTAACATGACTATCTGCCACAGCCAATTCATACGGGTTTAAGCTACTCCAATAAATCGCCATTCGTCCTAATGTTCCCAATCCTGTAGAGTTCCACATTAAATCTCCGTCCTGTAAAATACGTTCTTCACCATATGATGATAAAGTGTCTGGATCTATGAATAGGGCTTTATCTATTGAGAATCCACTCCATTGATTACACTTTTGTGCAACAACAGGGTATTTCTTTATTAGAGAGTACTTGGGAGACTTACCTCTTTGGATATAAGAACATATATCATTAAGTCTTACCCAACTCCAGCTATCAGGTATTTCAAATGGAATCTCGTCAGTAATATCCATTTTTGTATTTGCAATCTTCTCGAAGTACTTGTTATCGTCACCTTTGTAAATAACGGAGTCTGTTAAAACTGACTTTTTCAATTTCCCCTCTTTAACAAGTTTCTGTTTCTCTTGTCGTATCTGTTCAAGCAGTTCTTGTGCTGTACCTTCCTCTGCTATTTGTGGAACGAGTTTACCTTGAGTTGCTTCTTGAAGAATCGATTTCTTGAGTTGTTCCTTAATTTGTATATTCATTAAATTAAGAGTTTCTTGACTTTTACTATAACGCTCTATAAAAGGTGATACATTTTGCAATTTTTCTACAATCCGCTTTTGTTCATTTGCCGGTGGAATAGGAATCCAAAAGTCATTGAAGTTATTTTGTGTTAACTGATTAATTGTAGTAGTTCCACTAACGCCTCTTAATTGAGAGAAAAACAAATCAGATTGCAGAAAGATTGATACGTATTGATATAATGCGGTCTTACATATTGCCATAAATGCCCCGAAAGTCATAGGTTCCGTCACATCAGTTACGACAGCTGATTTTCCTACAAGTTTAGCACTTCCATTTCTTGCACAAATGATAATATCATTCTTCTCAACTTGTAACTTCTTGCTAATCTCTTTAGAAACTCGTACGACATCATTTAGAACAATTTTTCCATCTTGAATATTAGAAGAACGTAGAACTATTGTGCCTCGCGAAGACACATCTGTTGGACTATATGTTAGTCCTATATATGATTGAGAAATGTTTCTTATTCTTGTCCATTCCCACCCCTTTGGAATCTCAAACGGAATCTCGTCATCAATACATTTTACCTCTCCCGTAGCAAGAAACTTCTCATAATAGGAACTCAATGAAATTGCACTAACCATACATTTATTAATGAAAACGAATTGTTTAACTAATAATGTATCAGACATGAATATTGAAAATTTTGAAATGTTTCTGCGTCAAGGAAATATGGCGGAGAACACGATTGCAGCTTATCTCTATGCCGTAAAAGAGTATTATTCCCGACACAAGGAATTAAACAAACGCAATCTGCTTGTTTATAAAACCTATCTCATTGAGAAATTCAAGCCTAAAACAGTAAATCTTCGCATTCAGGCGATGAACAAGTATCTTGATTGTATGGGGAAATCTCGTTTAAGATTAAAATCCGTCAAAGTTCAACAGCGTAGTTATTTAGAAAATGTAATCAGCAATGCCGACTATGTTTTCCTAAAGAACAAACTGAAAAAGGAAGAAAATCAAGAATGGTATTTCGTTGTTCGCTTTCTCGCTGCTACAGGTGCACGAGTTAGCGAACTTATTCAACTGAAGGTGGAACACGTACAAATAGGATATTTTGACATTTACACCAAAGGTGGTAAAATTCGCCGCATCTATATTCCGAAGACTTTACGCAAGGAAGCTACAGAATGGTTTGGTAAAACTAAGCGTACAAGCGGTTATCTTTTCCTCAATCGTTTTGGCGAGCGTATCACCACCAGAGGAATTGCGCAACAATTAAAAAATTATGCTATTAAATACGGATTGAATGAGAAAGTGGTTTATCCTCATTCGTTCCGCCATCGCTTTGCCAAGAATTTTTTAGAGAAGTTCAATGACATTTCCTTGCTTGCCGACCTGATGGGGCATGAAAGTATAGAAACTACTCGTATTTATTTGCGACGTAGCAGTGCCGAACAGCAGGAGATTGTCGATAAAGTCATTACATGGTAACACTAGTTCTTATTACTCATAAGGTTACTTGCGTAGTCATACAAAACGTATATTTTTAGATAAGAGCCAAATGCCTCCAAAGTCATGAAGGCATTTGGTATTCTATTTTTCATTTTCTGTAACATATAATACTTTGCGACCTATCAGAAGTCTAAAGGATATTAAAGTAAACACTAGAGTAAGAAATATTTAATCATATCCTAATCATTTCCTTTTGTCGTTGTCCATTTTTTCAATAAAAGATTGACTTTGTTCCTTCACCGCCCGATACATGGAATAATGTGCAAAGGATTCTTCCTTATAATTCAGACTACTAACAGAGGCGGCAACAGCCCACGTCAAAATAATGGCTACAATAGCCACAACATATCGAAGTTTTATATGATGTCCCCGTATAAACATCCCATTGATATTGGGTGGGATAACGGTTATTGGATGTTTCAGCTCATTAATTTTTGCAAGTATTTCATCCTGCCGTTTTAATATGTTTTCTGTATTAGCCTCAATAGTCATGCGATTGAGATTGTAATCACAAACGTGGCTATATATGTATTCAAGAAACCTTGATTTTTGCTTGAACAGTTCAATAAGTTTGGGGAACCATAGTGAAAATGGCAATGTATCCGGCTGTTGATTCCAAATGTGTTTCTTCACTACTGACAGTGCATCGTTCCAGCAAGTACAGAAGCTTTTGGCAACTCCATTATAAATGGTCTTTTCATCCAAATCCACCTTTATATGTTGCTCCGGTTGGTTTGGAGTTACATTCTGCCTATTAACGCATTCCTTCAATTCATTGATACTTTGACGCAAATTTGCGAGATTTGCAGCTACTACATCTTCTTTCATTATCTTCTACGTTTTGAGGTTTTATAAAAAGGTTCGTTTCTTTGGTTATCCTTGCTTTTATCATCCCGCCATCCCTGTTCGTTATTGGTTCCTCCGCCAGCACTAGGAACAATTGCTTGATGAGGTTGCACTATAAGTTCTTTTGCCACATTACCCAATGTTGCGCAAAGAGGGTTAAAACTTAGATCTGAATCAAGTTTAGAACCGGCAATGCTAAATTCATACATACAAAAGGATATACCACGAATTTTATCAGAGTTTTCTGCACGATTAAAACGTACATCTATTCCCTTCTCTTTGAGCATATGGAAGAAGTCATGCCATGAGCGAGATGCCGCCAACGCATCAAGAGTTGAGGAACGAAGATTATATTTACGTAATTGATGAGGGCGCAAACGGCTTTTATTTCTCGCTTTGCTGTTTTTAGTAGCAAAGTAAAGTTTATACTCTTTTGTTAGAGCACGACAGACTTTTGCATTTCGTATCCGTTCGTTGCTGTCAGAAATGAGATTACCGTCATTGTCTATCCGGTTGAATACGATATGGCAATGTGGATGTTCCGTATCATGATGCCTGGCTATGATATATTGGGTATTGCGAATCCCCATTTGTTCCATCCATTCTTAGCAATCTCCACCATAAGCGCATTTCCTTTTTCGTCGTTGGGAAAATGGATGGTATCTTGCGGAGAGAAAGCAAGTGATACGTGTTTCACCGGACTTTTTACTTTCGGGCGCATAGAGGCTTGTATCTGAAAAGAATCTGCTATGGTTTTATTGCTGATAGCACAAACACCTTCATGTGCCAAAAGTTTGGCACTCTTTTTCTTGTTCTTTTGGTCATTGGCGTAATTTACTATTCCTCCAAAATCGGCTCTTGTTTTAATCTTCGCTATCATGATTATTATTTTTTACTTGGGTGATAATTCTGCTGACTTCTGATATAATAGAAAAGCATTGTTGTTTCACTGCTTCCAAACCATAGACGTGCATCTGATGGGCGATCTGGTTGACATTATTGGCTATACCGGAAAGGTCACGGATTGCCGACACCATTTCCGGACTGATGCGCTGACCAACTTCACAGCCCATTGCAGCCTGGTGGCAAAATTCATTGACAGACAATCCAGCCTGTTGGGCTTTGGATTGTATATAGATATAGTCGTTCTCGGTAAACATTACCCGGAAACATTTCGTGCGTTTCTGGTAACTCGCCAACTTTGGGCGACCACCAAGTTTCTTTTCCTTCATACTTATATAAATTTTGATGTGCATAAATTGATTTTTTGAGAGTGGCAGTTCTATCCGCTTGCCACATAGGTTTTAGTGACACTAAAACACAAACTTGCCACTCAAAAAATCTTCCTATATTTACCTTGTTCTATTCGGCTTAGTCTGCCATCTTTGATAAAGGCTTCTATCCATTTGTTTGCCGTACTTCCATTTTCACCTAAAGCTAAAACAGTTGCGTCATAATCTTTTTTGGTGAATGTTTCTGGCAACATATTATAAAGGGTATTCCTTCGTGCGTAAATGCCCGTTTCTTGTGAAAGGGATTGTAAACGTTTGGACTGATTTCCTGACAAGTTTCGATAGATGAACACTGCATGGCAAAGCAAGGTCTCGCAGATACTCATGGCTATGGAATAGTCATATTTATGGCAAATCAATTGTATAGTCTTGTTAGAGGAAGATGATTCGTGAGGCATATTCTCCAAATATCGGACAGCAGTCAACACCATCATTATACGATAGGCAATCAGCCCCATCCGTCGGACTACCCCCTGCATCTTGTTATCTACTTCATCGCAACATTCCTCATTCACCCGACTGAGATATTCTATAAAGTGTTCCTGCAAATCAGAGGGAAGAGAAAAGGAATAATTACCTTGTCTGACAAATTCTTCATGCAGATGGCAGAATTTATCCCCCATCAGTTTGAACATGGCATTCTTGGATTGGGAAATATCATTTGTGGCAAACACGTTTCTTATACCTCTCTTGAAACGAATGATATAAAAACAGAAACGGCTCATCAGACCGTTTTCCGAATCTGGTATCAATTTCCTTACCTGTTCGGGAGTTCCAGCCAAAGCGACTGACACTCTTGGATTGCTGACTTCGCAATATTCCCTGTCCTTGCGGCGGCTTAAACTGACTAACTCATGGTGAAATGCCTTTCGTAATACATCTGAATAATTACCATAGTCCGACTTCAAAGTCTGGCTTAATGTGTCGCCTTCCGATTCAAATAGCAGTCCGATTCCGTCATTATCTCCCAATATCTTCAGGAATGAACTTGCGCTACTGTTGGCAGGAATGACAAGCATTCGCATGGGCGGTTCAGTTGGCATGGTCATTCCACCATCTTTCTTGACTTTGATGTAAGCGTTCATTGCTTCCTTGTACTCCAGCTCCAATCGTTTTGAAAGTTCATGCAAATTGCGATTGATAGGTGCTACAAGTTCCCGGCACAAAGTCAACGCACCTTTCCCCATACCGGCATCTGCTACTACAAACAGATAAAGGTTCGGATAAACGATGCGTTCATCGTACACTCCACAAATATTGTGAAAGCAGACAGACAAACACACAATCGCCCCAATCAATATTGTATCACGGTCATCCAGCGATATAGAGTTGTTGACAACCTCATTTAGAAAAGGGGGAAGATGCTCAAATACACACTCAGGAAATGCAGGAAGTTCTTCCTCTGACTTTATCCATTTACCCGTTTTCCCATTTTGGATATTTGGCAAAATGGATAAATGTTCTTTGTTGAATGGAGCCAGCGAGATTCCGGCTTGGTTTGCAAGATGGAAGAAAGAACGAATGGTAATACCTTGTCCTTTGGATTGCAGACAATGTGTATATTGTTTGTCGGTTTCTTCCCTTTGATAGTTAGGGTAAAACCTGCTAATGCGGTGATAATACTCTCGTCCATTTTCTCCCAATCCGTCCACAAGCGCAAAGCCCAATTCTACCCAATCTTTATAATTGGGTGTTATATCAATGGCACGCTGCTCTATTTCCCGGACAATATGTTCCACATCTTCCTCCACCTTATTATATAGTGGAGTAATACTTGGCATATCTGTTTGCTGTATTTCAGAAGGGACATTCTCCCAATCTTGGGCGAAAAATATTTTCTTTGACATCATCTTTGTATTTAGGGTTAATATATGCTTGTGGATCATGTGGCAAAAAACATGAACGAGCAACGTCACTTCCGGACATATCTACCAACGGCAAGCCTGTTGCTTTGATACAGTTGGTAACAGCCTTAAAGTACCGGGAATGTTCCCAGCCTTTCAAGTCAACGGGTATTATCCATTTTAATCCATTACCGGATGGACTGACAAATAACAGTTCCGTATCAAAATACTCATGGTTGAGTAACTTTTGCTTTAGTTCCATAATATTTTCCACATGATCAAAATCCAGACACATCAATCCGGAGTGCATTATCAGTTCCCTCTCATTCCGTTTATGGAATAGTCCAGAAAAAGTACAATAGTCAAAATGGGTGGCTTTGTACCTTTTGGCTTCAGGAGAAGTTGCCATCAGACGCAAGGCTTCGGTTTGTGGTTGTGCATAATGCCCGGTGATATAGCGGTACACATCCACAATACCTACAGCTCTTATCGGTTCGATGTTCTGGATGGGCTTGCGAAAGAATGAAAAACAATAATCAGCCGTTCCCATCATCTGATAATCTTTTTGGATTCAACAAATCGTCTGGCTTCCTCCATCAATTCATCCTGTGTCTTATGCGATTTGTTCTTCAACCAGTCATCAATTTCTGATTGTAGAAAAGCCAGAGCCTTATTTATTTTATGTACGGGGATTTGTTTGGCTGAAACCCATCCATAAACCGTTTGCTTGGCAGGATGCGATGGTAAGTAAGCACAAAGCTCGTCTATATCCATCCACTTGGGTGAATTACTTGCCTGCTTATTCTGCAGGGCATTTACTTTAGATTGTAGAGCCTCTACGGACTCAATCAGGTAGGACAATGCATTTGGCATCTCCTCCAACGAATTTACTTTATAAGCCATATCTTTCGTATTTTAGAGTTAATGCCGCAAAAGTATATGTATGTTTATGGGTGCTAAATAGGTGCTTGAAAGCCACCAATTAGCCCCTCATTCACCACCGATAGATTTAATTTTCATTAACACAAAAGGATAATAAAAGAGGGAGCAAACTCTTTTTATAGTAAAATGCTCTCCATTGAGAGTGTCTATGATGCAAAATACCCCTCAAAAAGCAGGTGCTTAATGAGGGGTAAATTATGATGTGTTTATGATTCTTTGTTATAAGTCATTGATGCTCAAGGGTGGAAGTTTCCACCATGACCTACAAGGTCAAAATTTCGATGTGTAATGTATTAGCAGTTTTTTTTTCTGTTCGTTTACGCTGGGCATATAAATCTGGGGGGCTAATGTTTGTATGCCACATTAAAGATTTAGCTATCCGGTAAAATTTTTTATAGTGAATCAAGTAAGTGGAAAAACCAAGTAGTTTTCTTTCTACTCAATTATAGGCTATATTGTATATAAATTATTATTATAGATTTATTTATCTATATTTTATTATTATAGATTATTTTACCTATAATCATTGGCGAAATAAAAGAAAATTCATACATTTGCCATCGAATCAATGAACCATAATATGTTTGCAACAATTTCAGCGGATATAGTAGCATCCACTTCCTTGTCTGTGAATGAAACTATAGGATTAAAGCAAAGGATAGAATCATTATTTGGCTTGTTAAAAGTGAGTTATCCTGATTTTGAAGGTCGCCAAATAAAAGGGGACTATATAGAGTGTGTAATGCAAAATGTATCAAACGTATTCCGGATAGCCTTTATAATCAAATCCTGCATCAAATCTTTTTCCACAGCTAAAAATGAAAAGACGAAAAATTTCCATACATACGGAATACGGATGGCCATTGGTATTGGAGATATGAGAATAGTGAATACCGAACAAGGCATTTGGGATGGTGAAGCCATATATCTGTCAGGACGTGCGCTTGAGGAAATGAGTTCCCTTAATAAGGGAACGATGTCTGTTCATACAAGTAAAAAGCAATTATCTGCCCCTTTACAAACTATAGCCCTATTGACCGATGCCATATTAAATGATATGACTATGCGCCAAAGTGAAGTCGTTTACTATAAACTGCTTGGTTTCAAAGAGGCAGACATTGCCAAAAAACTGGGTATATCCCAAGCCAGTGTAAATAATGCTTCTACAGCTACAAAATGGTATTGTATAGAAGAATCCATAAAGTATTTTGAACAGATAAATTTTGAAGGATATGAATAGTTGGTTGTTTTTAAGTCTGATATTGGCACATGTTATAGGTGATTTTTACCTGCAGAATGATAAATACTGTGCACAGAAAGAGGAAAGGAAATTCAAAAGCTGGTTCCTGTATGTGCATTCGCTTATTATCGGCGTGGTATCATGGGTAGTTGTTCCTGTTTATGAATTCAGATTTTATGCCCTTGCCATTGCTTTTTCTCATCTGGTGATAGATGTTATCAAAACATATAGCCCCAAAGGATTATGGAATTTTGTGATTGATCAGGTTGCTCATTTGGCGGTATTGATTATAGTGATATTTTCCTTTGACACTACAACAAAGTTGCCAATCCAATCGATGGATTGCAATGGCAGCTACTCTATACCTCTATTCATATTGGCTTTACTATTGTGCATCAAGCCTGCAAACATCCTGATTAAGTTGGTCTTAAAGAAATATCAAGTTGGAGAGACACAGTCTTGTGAAAATATCAAAAATGCAGGAGCGTTAATTGGAAATTTAGAACGTATTCTTACAATCATATTCGTTATCATTGGACAATATGAAGCAATTGGTTTTATAATAGCGGCAAAATCCATACTTCGATTCAAAGACACGGATACAGCAAAAACAGAATATGTCCTTGCCGGAACGTTTCTGAGTTTTGGAATTGCATTGCTGTGTGGTTTAATGGCAACAAAATAACAGATGGACAGTTTTCAAGAGAAATACAATGCGCTTGTCATTAAATACAATGCTCTGCTTGCCGAAAATGAAAAACTGAAGTCAATACTTTCACAGCATGGTATAGTGTATTCCTCCATTAAATGTGCTGATGAAAGTACAGCATTTTCTTCCATAACATATCCTCAAATCAAACTCTCTCTTGATGAGAAAATTGCATTGTTCCGTAACTTTTTCAAGGGACGAGATGATGTATTTGCACGACGATGGTTCAACAAAGCCACAGAAAAGGGTGGTTACCAACCAGTATGTATCAACGAATGGCGCAGAGGAATATGCGATAAGAAAAAGCATAAATGTGCAGAGTGTCCCAACCGTAATTTTGCCACGTTAACCAATCAAGACATATACCGACATCTGGAAGGTAAAGATGAGAACGGATGCGATGTTATAGGTCTGTACGTTGTTACTTCTGATAATAAATGTTCTTTCCTGTGTGCTGATTTTGATGACAAGAATTGCACTCATGGATATAAGAACGATGTGTTGGCATTTATTCCCATTTGCAGAGAGTGGAGAATCCCATTCAGTATAGAACGCTCACGCTCCGGCAATGGTGCACATGTATGGATTTTCTTTGATCAACCCATACCTGCCTACAAAGCAAGAAAATTAGGCAATATAATTCTTACGGAAGCCATGAAGCGTAATGGACGGATTACATTCGATTCATACGATCGTTTCTTTCCCAATCAGGATAAAGTACCGGAAGGCGGATTCGGCAATCTCATTGCGTTACCATTGCAGGGAAAAGCCAGGAAAGCAGGAAACAGCGTTTTTGTAGATGATCAGTTTCTTCCGTTCCAGGATCAATGGGCATACCTATACAATGTAAGAAAAATAGATGAAAGTACCGTAGATGCATTATTGACACAGCATCAGCAGGAAGATTTTGGAACATTGGCCACATCTTCGGAAAATAAACCGTGGGAAATACCGGTCATACAAGATGTGACCCATGAAGACTTTAACGGCATACTTATAATACATAAATCAGACAGGATATATATTCCTTTAAAATCCATTTCAGATAAGGTTAGTAATCATTTGAAACATATTGCGGCGTTCAAAAATCCAGAATTTTACAGCAAACAGGCGATGCGTATTTCCATATATAACATTCCTCGTATTATCTGCCGTGCAGATTTTACCGATGAATATCTTGCAATGCCTCGGGGGTGTGAGGATGCCATTATCAACATGCTGTATTCCTTCAAAATTGATTATGAAATAGTTGATAATACAAATCATGGTAAACCTATTGGCGTAACATTCAAAGGAAAAGAACGCGATGAACAATTGGACGCGATCAATGCCCTCATGCCATTTTCCAACGGTGTGTTGTCTGCAACGACAGCCTTTGGAAAGACTGTTACAGCCGCAGCTCTGATTGCCCGAAGAAAGACAAATACACTTATTCTGGTACACTCCAAGGCATTGCTTATGCAATGGCATGAACATCTGTCTGAATTTCTTGACATAGATTTTACAGAAGAGGAGATTTCCAAGAAGCGAGGCAGGAAGAAGGCTTTTTCTCCGGTCGGGTGTCTTGATTCTACCTCTAACACGTTGCATGGTGTTATTGATATAGCCCTTATGCAGTCGTGTTTTGAAAATGACGAAGTCAAGCCTTTTGTAAAAGGATACGGGATGGTCATTGTAGACGAGTGTCATCACGTATCTTCCATAACATTTGAGAATGTGTTAAAACACGTTACGGCACATTATGTCTATGGGCTTACTGCCACTCCAATCCGTAAAGATGGTTTGCAGCCTATTATCTTTATGCAATGCGGTCCGATTCGTTTTTTTGCCGATGCCAAGGCACAGATACAGAAGCAGTCGTTCCAGCGTTATCTTGTGCCGAGATTTACATCTTATAGACCTGTTACCGATGACAAACAATCGTTTACGGCACTATCACAATCCCTCGCTGAATCGGAAATACGGAATAATCTTATAATAGAGGATGTCCTTAATGTTGTGGCTGCAGGCCGAACGCCTATAATACTTACTGCCAGAACTTCTCATGTAGAATTGCTTGCCGAAATGTTGAAGCAGCATGTAGCCAACATCATACAACTCACAGGAGAAGGGACTGCAAAGAACAAGAGAGAAACGCTGCAAAAGTTACAGGATATACCCAAAGATGCCCCTCTTGTAATAGTAGCCACGGGAAAATATGTGGGAGAGGGATTTGACTATCCACGACTTGATACACTGTTTTTGGCACTACCAATCTCATGGAAAGGATTGGTGGCACAATATGCCGGACGTTTGCACCGTGAGAATGAGGGCAAGAAAGATGTTCGTATTTATGACTATATTGATATACACGAACCTGTTTGTGAGAATATGTATCGTAAACGCCTAAAAGGATACTCTGCCATCGGTTATCGTGTACTGTCAAAAGATACTCAGACACTGTTTGATAATACAGATGACTTACAAACATCATCATATGAAGGACAGATTTTCAATGGTAACACATTCCGTTTGGCATTTATGCAAAATTTGAAAAGTTCAAGACAATCTATTGTCATATCCTCTCCAAAACTCTATCGTACAGAACGAAACACATTTGTTAAAATGCTCAGAGAGTTTCATGTAAGTGGTGTTCAAATTGCAATTCTTACATCAGAGGAAAGCAGTCAGACGAATTATCTAAAAAGTTTAGGATTATATGTAAAGATTGTACCTAAACTATCTTTATCCTCGTGTATCATAGATAGGTCCACGGTCTGGTATGGCAGTATCAATATACTTGGCTATGTAACAGAAGAAGATAACATTATTAAAATCACAGATGGTAAACTTGCAAATGAGCTACTTGATATCATGTACGATGAACATATGAATCCACGTGGTTCTGACATTCGTATATCCCATTAAATATTTAATGGCATCCATTTTCCAGCAATAGTGAAGAAATACGATGGTGAAAGCTATGGAAAATTTTGGACAGTGTCTTATATTATGACGAATTCTTGGATGACACAGAGATAGAATAATAAACTACCCAAGGGACGAATAGAAAAACGCTATGTCTTCGTCATCTTTTATGTAAGATACTTGATTATTTTTCTCTGCTATTTGCTTTAATTGTTGTCTTTCTTTATCACTCCAGTTATTGAAAGCCTTCAATTTTGAAATAACAAAATGAGTCCGCGCAAAACTATTACTGTTTTCCAAATCCAATATGAGTTTTTCTTTTTCTTTAACTTCTTGAACCTCTACATTTATATTCTGATTGAGCTGCTCCTTTTGATTTTTATAATGAAAAGACACAAGTTTTTCATTTGAAGCCGTTTGTTCAATTATGGATTTTACGAGAATATCCAATTCTGAATTTTCTGTATAATCTGCTGGAGCAAAATATTTAATCCTTTTATCTTCCATCATTTTGTATACTTTTCTCTTATCTTGAGTTTCCGGATTAAAAACTCCTATTGAATAGCCGGAATTGGTATTAATAAGTTTCATACATGGTATATCAGTGTCGCTGTCACCTATATAAATCATGTTTCTAAAAGGAATACGAATATTCTCGGGCTCAAAATAATCATTGACGGCGAAATCATTTACATCCAATGTTCCTTTTTCTATTCTAAAAAGAAATTGTGTCTTGCTTGTATAATTTATAACTTGTGCAGGCCACTGAGCTACACCATCTTTATCATAATAAAATGAACTAGCATAGATTTTCTCAAATTCATCTGCAACCTTAGTTCCTTCAATCATTTCTTTCAGCCCAGAAGATATGATGTAATGTTCCACAATTACCCCCTTACTTTCTCCATATTCTCTAATTCTTTTAAACCACGTATCTACACCAGGAAATAACTTTACTTTCGCTCCATAATCCATTAAGGCCTCTCTGTTAAAAACAAACTTTCCATGAGCTTTTTGAATCATTGTAAACATATAGGCAAGGTTTTGGTCCATGTCGTTTTCTTCAGCTAATCCGTTCGATTCTTTCCAGAAAGACTCGACTTCATATCCAACCGATTGAATATACCCTTGAACCTGCATATCATCAGGAGACAACGTTTTATCAAAGTCGTAACATATTGCTACTACTGGTTTATCCTCTTTTGACTTTCTTAAAAATTCCTTACTCATAAATGTCATATATATAAATAAAAAAATGAGGCATAATCCTTATAATCATGCCTCATTTCTATTATTTTATTCTTTATTTCACTTCCTCGAAACTAAACGATATTGATAATCAGACGCTTTACTATACCATGGTACAAATATGGTAATTTTATGAAGGGTATTTCTGATACCATGCAATAGAGAACTTGAGGTATTTATTTGCCCATAAAGATACCTATAGGACTACTCCCTTCTGAAAATTTGCAAATAATTAACTATTCATCTTTCATCTTTCACTTGTTTGCACTGACTTGGCATTGATTTCACTTGTTCATATTTTGTTTTCATGACACTCTCCATTCCGATTGAATGGCGCTGATGGCACTACTATTTGTCTTTCGATAGTTATGGATTTGCTTCGTATTTTTGCGTTGAGTGATAAACAACGATAACTATGAAGCAGAATAAATACAGCATCCGACCAGCGATAATTGAAGCTCTCATCATACTTACAACCTCCATGCTAACTTTGTTGCTGAGAGAAGTGCTGGGCATGATGACATACATCATACCGATTACCCTACTTGTAGTCTTTATCCTATTGAAGGTTTTCTATCGCAAAGGAACTTCTTGGATTCATCGACATGCAACTTCTAAAGAAAGCGTAGCCAACCTTTCTACAAAAAGCGAGCAGTCCGAACATCCATTGGGTAAAGCTGAAGTACAGAAGAAACGCATGGAACTGTTCCACCACGAATTTCAGTTGGAGCAGCAATCCTACTTGCTTCGAAAGGAAAAAGAGAATGACCTGAAGCTGGCAGCCCTCCTTAAATACACCCGTGATACATTTAAGCGGCTGGACTTCGATGAAATTGAAATCTTCCAGATCTGTGAGTGTGTACGCTACTTTGTGACCAATCAGCAGGTATTGAATCAAACAGAGGTGCACATCAAAAGGCGGATGAACGTAACACAAATAGCACTCAAGAACTTCGCCTGGAACATCGCTTTCCAGTACAATATCAGTGGCGACCTTACTGCCAGATTTGTCATTGCCACCTTTAACGAATGGTTCAGCAATACTTCATTCGCTACAGTGCGGAAGAACCTACGCACCACGACCGGAAGGCATGTCATTGAGATTGACGAAAACATTCTGTGATTTTGCAGTGAAAAGAAAAAATGATTCTCCAAGGTTCAGTACCTATCATCCGGTGCATAGCGGAAAGAAGTCGAAATGTGGTTCTTCCCGTTTTTTTATGCTGATGCAACTGCAATTTTCGATAGATATAAATACTTTACTTTAGGTTAGCACATATATAAAGCTAACCCACGTAAACTAAACTGTTTTTTGCAGACGGCGTTGTCCCAGCCAACGGCTTTATTTTTCTTTTCACTGCAAAAAGCTCTTTTACAGCATTCTTGCGTTTCCAAAACCAAAATGGACATTTTAAAGTGACTATTTCACGTGAAAATTTCACTCTACAAAAAAATATGATTATCTTTGCAAGTGACAAGGCTTTGTCCTTTATACAAATAAACAACAAATCAGCATCCTCATTTAATAGAAGCACTATGATACTCCGCCTGATTTTGAAGAACTTTCTTTCGTTCGATGACGAAGCTCAGTTCGATATGTTTCCGAACATGAAACGTACCCAGCTGGCTGGGCATGTCTATACAGACCTTTGTGATGTACCTCTGCTGAAGCAGGCGGCCATCTACGGCTCCAACGGTGCCGGAAAGTCCAACGTGGTCAAAGCCATGGAATTTCTGCGTGCCTTTGCGTTGGACAAGGACTTTGCCAAGAACTTGGAACTTGGCAAGTTCTTCTATCTGCTGAAGAAAGATGCAGGCAAAGAGCCTATTTCATTGGCTGTGGAATTTGAGATACAGCAGCATTTCTTCTTTTACGAAGTGGAACTGACCGAAACCTTTGTAGCCAAGGAAGGGTTGTATGAGTCGTTCCCGAAAGAAGGAAAGCTGGACTTGATTTACGAGCGTAAGCAGGAGGAGGTGGAATTTGCACAAGCAGCGGATGAAGCCATTGCGGAAGCAACCCGGAAAATGCTGGAAAAGAATCCGCTCGCATCGCTGATGGCACTGAACCGGGAGTTCCCGATTATTGCGGACACCCGTTGTGCATTGGCTGCTCAATGGTTCAACGAACAGCTGGAAATCATCGGTGTACACACTTTTCTGCCGACCTTGATCGATTTACTGCGCGACAATCAACCCATGATGGAATTTGTCCGTCAGTTGGTCAGCAGCCTGGAAGTGGGTGTCAACGACATGACCTTACAGGAAACGGATTTCGACAGTTGGGCTAAACAGCACATCGCCATCGCCCAAAACCTGCCGGGTGATTTGGATAAGGTGAAATCGCTTTCACTGAATGCCAACACCACTCCGGTACTGTCCATCAATGTAGAAAATGGGGTGCGCAAGGTCTATCAGCTGATATTCGACAACATCGGCAAGGGTGGATTTGTGGGCACTTTGGACACCAGTATGCAGTCGGACGGAACGCTGCGTGCCTTGACGCTGCTGCCGGCACTCTACTATGCCTGCAAGCAAGGCAAGACGGTAGTGGTGGACGAAATCAACTGCTGCCTGAGTCCCACGATGGTGAAAGGCATTGTGGAATATTTTGCAAAAACAGCCGACACCAACGGCCAGCTCATCTTTACCACCCACGACAACCAGCTGCTTGATGAGCGCGACATGCTCCGCTCGGATGAAATCTGGTTTGTAGATAAGCGTGAAGGGGCTTCGGTGCTCTATTCGCACAATGATTTCAAGGAGCACCACACCATTTCTCCCTTCAGGGGGTATAACGAAGGACGCTACGGAGCCATACGGTTTGTTAATTTGCTGAAGGACTATGCCAACTGATCGGAAACTCACTTACGGAAGAAGGACAAGGGAACTGGATCTTCAACCTCAGTCGCCATCGTTGGCCGAAGTACCGGCTCAGCCAAGTGAAGCCGGAGCGATGCCTGTTCGTACTTTAAAAGGGTATGAAAAGACAGATGGTACGCTTTCCTATAGCATTGTCTGTGTCATCTCAGGCGGTGAACGTAAGGAAAAGGATTTCCTGCGTGAACTGATCCGTCAAAAGGAACTCCGTTCGCTGAGAGTGGCTTTTGTTTCCAAGGAGGGACAAGGGCTGCAACCTTACCAGATGCAAGCGATATGGTCTGCCATCCGGCAGTCAGGAGAAGTTGCACTTGCCAACCAGCATTATCAGCTGGACGATATGGATAAGGTATTCCTGCTGAGTGATGTGGATGAGTTCTACGACCAGCTTGTCAAGATAAGCAACGAATCTGATGATCAGGAAGCAGCACAATGGATTGTCAGCAATCCCTGCTTCGAAATCTGGCTTTACTACTGCTTTAAGAATGACCCGGAAACCGATTTGGCAAGTCTCAAGTCATTCGATGCAGCCAAGCGCAGCCAGGAGATGAAGCATTTGGGAAATATGCTTGTTCCTGGTGGACTGAATCCGCTGCGGGCATTCGAGCAAATGGCTGAAGGCATCGCGCACAGCCGGGAACATTATGCCGAGGATGAACAGCGCATTCCTGTGCTATATGCTACACAAATGCACGAAATGGCTCAGTATCTCATTGACACGATGAACCGCACCGCCAATGAATACAATGAGTTTATTCAGAGGAAACAGGCATGGCGTGAAAAGATGAAGAGGTAAGACTTTAAAGCCCAACGAACAATAACGATAATAAGGGAAATCGTAATAATCTGCTTATATTATGCGTGTTAGTATTACTTTTTTTACCTTTGCAAAGGTAATAGTTCCATTTAAATCTTTTAAATATGAAACATTGTGATTTATCTGTCGGCGATTGGATTATAATCGAAAATTGTTATGCCTACATATTAGCTGTTCACGATATTTTTTATGAAACATTCCATACAGAAGTGCAAGAAAAAAGTAGTTTGAAAGGAGACTATGTTTATTCGCTCATTGAAGTGATTTAA